TATTCGTGAATGTTGAGGCGTGTTGTTCAGATCCTAGCGGAGGACAGCCAACTTGTAATGATACTGAAAGCTGCGTATATAATTGGGACGGATCGGAGTGGGTTTTTGATGAAACGTCACAAATAAACTGTGCATGTACATGCTATCCTCCTTCTTACGATGGGACCTTTAATGGTGAGGGTGCTAATGGACTATGTAGTGGTTAAAAAAGGTTATTAATGGCAAGAAGAAAAAAAGTATCTGACCAAAACCAAAGGCCTCAAAGACGAAAGTCCTTAAAGGCAAAGACCGACAATCAACAATTCTATATAGATGAGATGGAAGACTCAGACGTGACGTTTTGCTCAGGGCCTGCGGGCTCTGGCAAGACTAGCGTTGCTGTTGGCTTGGCATGTGAATATCTCATGTCAGAAAAAGTAAAGAAGATAATAATAACTCGACCTGTCGTAGAATCTGGGCGAGGTCTTGGACATCTACCGGGAACTCTTATTGAAAAAATAAATCCCTATCTAGTTCCTATCATCGAAGAGATGAATATGTATCTAACTCCTACTAGAGTCGATACTCTAAGAGAGAATGGAACTATAGAGCTTTGTCCATTAGAATATATGAGAGGAAGAAATTTCCATGAATGCTTCATGATATTAGATGAAGCTCAAAATGCTACCTTTGAACAAATAAAAATGTTCATAACTAGGATAGGTAGAAACTCCAAAGCTGTTATCAATGGAGATCTTAGACAGACTGACTTAGGAGATGCTAGTGGGGGTCTTGAAAGATGTATGGATACCCTAGAGCTTGTTGAGGGAGTAGGAATTTGCGAATTAGATTACTCTGACATCATTCGCAGCGGTATTGTTGCAAGAATTCTTAGAAAATTGCACGAGTTTGATAGCTCTAACTAAGCAATAGCTGTTATAATAATATAGCTACTTTCATAAAGGAAAAGAAATGAGTAGCTACGTATATCAATATATAAACGAGGAATTTAATTCTTATGCCTGAGTATAGTTATGCTTGCGACAATTGTGGCTATAAATGGTCTATTTTCTGCCATAGGTCTGAGTACAAGAGCAGAAAGAAGTGTCCTAGCTGTGGAAAGATAAAGTCAGTTCACCGGGATTATGAAGAGGATGAAGTTTATGGCAGTTATAACTATTCATTGTCTGAGACAAAAACGCTTGGACATTATGCAGATAAACAAACAAAGAAACTAGGCAAAAACAAAGTCGAGGATATGTTTAGGGAACAAAAGACAAAGAGAAAAGATACTCTGTCTGAAAAGCTCCCTGACAACATGAAAAAGATGGATAAGCCATCCTCGTCTCCTCAATGGACTAAAAATACAGGCAAAAAACAAAGAAGAAAGAAGAATAGATAATGTTTCATAAGATTGATGCCCACAAAGAAGAAGATACTACAAAGAGTACGGTTGTATATACGATATATGGGAAGCATGACTTTCAAGACAAGTCTGGAATGCCTAGGTTAAAAGATGGCAAAGAGAGCTCGAATGACGCTTACGCTAAAGCAGTTTCCATAGGAAGCCGAACCAAGTACTACGTTAAGCGTGGGAGATACGGAAGGTTGTATAATCCTATCGGGTTGTACTCTGAAGGCCAGTCTGGAAGGCAAATGCGTCATGCTGGTCGGCCAGAATGGACTTTTCAAGAAACTGGCAAAGACATATTCGAAAAGTATCTGAAGTTTCTACAAACAAAAAATACCGCATGGTTAAATAACGCAGAAAGAGGTAATTAAGATGGGTAAGCTATCAAGCGCCAAAAAATTAACTAAAACAGAGAAATACGCTATTGAGGGTATGAATTCTAATGGAATGAAATCTGAGGCTATAGCTCAAGCTTTGGGACGCAGTGTGAGTCTAGTGTCCGCTTATTTGCAGGAGTATGAACAAAGTAAATCAAAAAGCCAGACGACTGTGAGTGAAACAGCAAATGGGAATAGAGGAGTTGCCATAATGACAGAGGCGACATCCCAAAGAGTTGACTCTATGAGAGGTAAAGCAGGAAGAAAAGGCGGTCACCCAAATATTCATAGCATAAAGTAATGGCAAAAAACAGAAGTGAAAAAAGTCGCTACCCTTCTCGATATAGTCCAAATGGATGGGTCTCAGGATCCCAATACATAACGGAGCTTGTATGCGAGAAAAAAGCGCAAAGGGAAAACAAAGAGCTTCCTATGAAGTTCTGGGAAGATAAGGAGTGGTGCAAATACTACAAGTATCAAATTACTCTAGCTAACAAGCTCATTAAAGACTATGGCGAAGAAGCAATTGTTGCTGCCCTCAGAGACAAAAGGTGCTGGTCTACTTATTCTCTTAGATCACCCTTTCTAAAAAAAATAATTGAAGAAAAAGCTAATCAAGTTGTTGAGAGACCGGCGAGTACCGAGTATAATATCAATGACTCAAAAGAAGTCAAACATAAGACAAACAATAAGAAGAAATCAATTATTTCTAAGTTAAGGGATTTGGATGAATAAAGACATTATCAAAGAATATGGTAATGTCCTTCATGATCCCGCCTCAATAACAGAGAGACCCTTAGAGGTCTTGTCTGTAGGTCCAAAGCTAGATATAGCTTTAGGAGGAGGCGTGCCTGAAGGTTCATTATTTATTATGACTGGCCCAGAGAAGGTTGGTAAAACAGTAACTGCTCTAACTTTCTGTGCGAATGCTCAGAAGCACTATGAAAGGAAAGTATACTACGCCAATATAGAAGGGCGTCTCAAAAAGAGAGACTTGGAAGGTATAACAGACCTTACATTAGACTCAGAAAAGATGCAGATTATCGGCTCAACCGAGGGAAATATCTTATCTGCCGAGAAGTACTTGAGTATTATTGATAATATCGTTCATACTCAGCCGGGCTCTCTAGCAATCGTAGACTCATTCTCCGCTTTATCAAGTGAGTCTGAGCTTACCGGAAACCTAGAGGATGTTCAAGTTATGAGCGTGCAAAAAGTTCTGGCTAAATTCTGTAGAAGAATTTCTAACGTGCTGCCTATTAATAGAGTTACTGTTGTTGGGATTACCCACCTAATGGCTAATATGAACAGATTTGGGAGGGGCAAGACTAAAGTAGAAAAGTCAGGAAGTGCATTAAAATATCAGGTTGATGTTAAGCTACATGCAAGCCACTCTACCGCTTTAATGCAAGGAGATACCCAAATAGGACAAACCGTTCACTGGCAAATAACTACGTCTGCTATTGGGCCACCGGGACAGAAAGTAGAGAGTCACATTAGGTATGGAAAAGGTATTTGGAAAGAGATGGAGATGGCAGACCTAATGATTGACTTTGGTCTCATCTCAAAAGCTGGAGCATGGCTCAAACTCCCTAATGGGGACAAGATTCAAGGTAAGGTAAATTTGGCAAAATACCTAGAAGAGAACCCTGAAGAGTATGCTAATTTCAGAAAAGAGGTATTTGATATGGTTGGGATTCAGTATGAAAACTAACTGTTACCACTTTCCACAGTCGGTGAATGGTAAGGTTTCCTCACCTTAACCAAGGCTGTGCGGAATTATAACGAGGAGTTTAGATGAAGATACGTGATTTGAATAATGATATTCATAAGTGGAATCTACAAGGGTATGTTGTTCGTGCAAATGAACAGCGTCCCCGATCTAAACTACATCTTACTGCAAGAAATATATTGGTAGAAATGTTTCCAACAGTTCAAGTGTTGGAGGAAGTCTTGATACCTATAACACGCAACGAAAGAGGGTATTTAGATTTTTATATTAATACTATAAAGCTGGCAATAGAGGTTCATGGTCAGCAACACTACAAGTTTAACTCACTATTTCATACCTCTGCACAAGATTTTGTAAATCAAAAGAAAAAAGACCGGCGAAAGCAAGAGTGGTGCGAGTATAATAATATCACATACATTGAACTACCTTATAATGAGACTGAAGAACAATGGAAATGCAGAATCCAGCAAAGGAACGATTAGAACAAATCGATTCCGTACTAGATGAATATGAGGGTAAGTTAGGGATAGGCTCCTACTCGGAAGACTTTCATGATCAATCTGTTAAGAGTTACATGTCTATGCCTAGACAACAGATGGAAAAGCTAACAGTAGAGGAATGTGCAGAGGCTGCGCTGTTACTAGGAGGCTTTTCATTCTACCTTCAAAGATCCTATAATAGAGAAATTGCTCGTGTCAATTGGGCTTCATCTAACCTTAAGAAGATGATGTCGGGTAGAGAGTCGCAATATAAAGGATCTTGGGATAGCCAGTACTACCAAGCTGTTAAAGAGGATGGGTACGCTAAAAAACTAGACAGCATTAAGGTGTATGCGCAGCAAAGGGCAGACAGGTTAACATACTTAGCTAGTTCAGTAAAAAATCTTAGTGACTTATATATCAACCTACAGAGAGCGAAGATAAATAGACATGGATAAACAGGAAATTGAGGAGCTGTTACAGCAGTTCACGCAAGAAGAAATAAGAGACGCTATTTCTAGTAGCTCAAAAAATAAAAAGAGACGTAGAGGAAAGGGCAAAAGAAAGAAAAATAGTAGTCCCAAAACTCAGAGTCAAAGCTCAGGAAATAAGTTTGACGATATGATGTCAAATATAAGCTTGTCTTCTGAAGAGTCCAAAGAGCTTAAAGAAGCGGCTAAGTCTGATAGTATGGCCAATCAGACACAAAACAAGGGAAAGAGACCGGAAGTCAAAAAAATTTCTGTAAGATGTACGGCATGTAATAAAGACTACAAAATGTTTCCTTCACAGATATATAATAGAGAACGTTGGAAATGCAATAAGTGCATAACAGGAAGATAATATGTTAAATGATTTACCAGCAGAAAGAGCAATTTTAGCGGGCATATTCAGATATGGCGCCGAAGCTTACTATGATGTTGCAGATATTATAACAGAGTCATCGTTTACAGATGAATCTAATGTAGTCTTGTTTTCATGCATGAAACATGTACTTGAGGCAGATGATTCCCGTTCACTAGATGCTCCCACAATGATGTCAGCCGCAAAAGAGCTTGGGTTCTCAGACTTCTTTAATACGCAAGAAGTCCAGCATATGTCTTCCGTAATAAAATTCCCTGTACTGCTAGAAAACTTAAGGAAGTTTGGAGCAAAGGTCAGAAAGCTAGAAATAGCTAGAATGATGTATGACCAACTTGATCTGACTAAAGAGAGATATCTTGAGATCAAAGGTGATGAGCCTATTGCTAAGATATTAGGAATAGCTGAAGATGCTGTAATGGATGTTACATCCGTAATAGCTGGTGAGGACGAATCTCCTACACAGATGTTTGATGACGTTGAGGCGCATCTAGAGGAGCTCGCAGAAGAGTCTGTTGACCAAATAGGTATAGCAACAGGGTTTCCAAGATATGACTTCTCTATTGGGGGTGGGCTTAGAAAAGGTACTGTCAATGTTATTGGCGCTAGACCCAAGACTGGTAAAACATTACTCGCAGATAATATGGGGATACATATTGCGAAGGAAGGAACGCCAGTACTTAACCTAGATACTGAGATGAGGAAGGAAGACCATCAACATAGAATGATGGCGATGCTCTCTGGTGTTCCGATCAACGACATTGAAACGGGTAAATTCGCTGATGATCCTGCCAAAAAGAAAAAGGTCATGGAGGCGGCAAGAGAAATAAAAGACATACCATATTATTTTAAGACAATTGGCGGTGCCTCTTTTGAAGAGCAGGTTGCCGTCATGAGAAGATGGATTAGTAGGGTTGTAGGACTAAATGATAAGGGTAAGGCAAATGATTGTGTAATTATATACGATTATCTTAAACTTATGGACTCAAGCGAGATCAAAGGAGACATGAAAGAATTCCAAATTCTTGGCTTCATGATCACAGCCCTACATAATCTATCTCTTAAATATGAGGTTCCAATACTAACTTTTATACAGTTAAACAGAGATGGCATAACGAAGGAAAGCACTGATACTGCTTCTGGTTCGGATAGGATCATATGGCTGTGTTCTAACTTCAGTATATACAAACATAAGTCTGATGAGGAGATAGCTAAGGATGGGCCTGAGAATGGAAATAGAAAGCTGGTTCCCCTGATTGCAAGACATGGAGAGGGACTTGATTATGGAGATTATATTAACGTAGAACTCACTGGCAAGATCGGTAAAGTAACCGAGGGTAAGACTGCCTTTGAACTTGATAGTGGAGTAAGCTCCACAGAAGATGGAGAACTTTTCGATGACTCAGAAGATGTCGCATTCTAAAAAATATGACTATGCTAAAGTCCGAACTCTTGCAAAGATAGCAGGACAATACATAGACCAGATATACCAGTACTTTGGGCTAACAATTTCTTATAGGAATGATATACTTATAAAATCATGTTGTCCAATACATGGAGGAGACAATCCAACCGCACTCAACTTCTATCCTAATGGAGAATTCAAGGTACACTACAAATGCCGAACACATCAATGTGAAGAGATATTTGGAAATGGCATGATAGACCTTGTTAGAGGAATCCTATCCAGAGTTAATTATGGATGGGAAAAAGAAGGAGATAAGGAGGCCACTTTCAAAGAGTCTGTTGATTTCTTGCTTAAGTTTCTTAAAAAAGACTTTGATTCTCTTGAGGCTGACAATCATAATGTAGAGAAGTTACATTTCAATAATCTTGTCAATACTCTTAGTTACGAGTCTGCAAGGAAGACTGGTATAACCCAAAAAATGTATAGGGACAGAGTAGAAGTTCCTTCCAAATACTATTTAGATAGAGGTTTTTCATCCAAGGTTCTGCAAGATTATGACGTTGGTTATTGCACAAACCCTAATAAACCTATGTATCAACGAGCTGTTGTTCCAATATATGACAATGAGCATGAGTTTATTGTAGGGTGCACAGGAAGAAGCATTTTTGAAAAGTGCCCAAAATGTAACAACTACCATGACCCTAAAGAAAAGTGTCGTCATTTTCCAAAATGGATGCATAGTAAAGGCTTCCAAAAAGAAAAATGGCTGTATAATTATTGGGTAGCAAAACATGAGATAGCAAAAACAGGAGTAGCGATATTGGTTGAGTCTCCGGGAAATGTGTGGCGACTTGCAGAAGCGGGAATACACAATGTAGTTGCTATTTTTGGAACATCGTTCAACAACGACCAAAAGAATTTACTAGATGAGTCAGGGGCTTTGTCATTGATATGTCTTATGGACAATGATGATGCTGGACAAAAAGCTGCTAAAAAGATAGAAGAACAATGTGCTAGATTGTATAGGATTTACTTTCCTAGCTTTGATGCGGCTGACATTGCTGAACTCAATGTCGATACCGTAACTTCAGATATTAAACCTTTCATTGAAAACGCCATGAGTGTATATAAGGAGATTTAAATTGAGTTTTAAAGAAAATGCAGTTCAATATTTATGGAGACGTGCGCTTGCAGACCAGTCTAAAGCCAAGGCCTCTCTAGACATTTTACTTGATCACCCTGCTGGGATTGGTGATCACTCAACAACAGATTTATATGATAATCTTGATGAGGCCATTACTGCTCTAGCAGATGCTGAAGATAGAATAGAAGTACTACAAAGGTATTACTCGTCTCCTGAGCCAGAACAAATGCAAGAGAAGGAATAGCAATGACACAGATAGTTGGTTTTGCGGGAAAAAAGCAAAGCGGTAAGAATACTGCTTGTAATTATATCCTAGCTCTTAAGTTAGCTGAACTGGGCATATCAAAAAATGTTCGTCTCTCAGTTGAAAATACTATCGAGGTTACAGATGTCTTTGGTGAGACTAAAGAGGACCAAGAGTGGTTTGAGTTTAGCGACAAAAACTTAAGTATCAAAAAACTATTTAATGATAGTCTTGGTAAATATATAAGAATATATGGATTAGCAGACACACTGAAAGACATATGCGTTGATGTGTTAGGTCTTTCTGAAAGTCAGGCCTATGGCAGTGATGAACAAAAAAATTCATTAACTGGTATTCGCTGGGAAAATATGCCCAACATCGTAAATGGCTCTGGATTCATGACAGCTAGAGAAGTGCTTCAGTACGTTGGCACGGATATATTCAGAAGGATTGATCCTGACATATGGATTAATAGTCTACTAAGAAAGATAAGAAGAGATAAACCAGAAGTCGCATTAATTTGTGACGTAAGATTTAAAAATGAAGTCCTGTCGCTACAGAAGGCTGGAGGATATATTATTGGCCTTACAAGAGATCCTTATGAAAGCTCAGATGGCCATGCTAGTGAGACTGAGATCAAAGACTGCCTTAATATATGCGACAAGGTCGTTGATAACCATGACTGTAATATAGAAGATCAGTTGAATATGATACGAGAGGCAGTATTTCATTTGCCAAATGTCTTACCAGTAATGGAGAAGTAATGAGTATCCCCATAGTCTATTTTAGAAGCAGCTCCTTCAACTCGCACAGGATGTGTCCCATGCAATACTACATGGAGTACAACTTAGGATGGAGAGGTGCTTCTGGTAAGAAAGCGGATAAAGGGACTATTGTTCATAAAGTTCTTGAGCTCTGCGCTCTTGCAAAAAAAGCGTTACAGGATGGTCATGCAACTTTTGAAGATCATGAAATTGGAGAGATAGAGACTTCTAACTACGACCCAGAATATCTAGATCAAATTATTGATACAGTATATGAATATTACACTTCTAGAACTACACATCATGATTGGAAACCTCTAGACTTGAAGCATTGCCGGAAATGGGTCTGGAAAATATTTGATGATGACGATGGCTTTTTTGATCCTAAGAATAGAAATGTTGTGGAAGCTGAGCCGCACTTTGATTTTGAAATAGAAGAAGACTGGGCCAAGTACGAGTATGAGCTTTCTGATGGAAGTGTATTGAAAGGCCATCTAGCGCTAAAGGGCACGATTGACTTAATCACAGATGTTGGCGATGGAGTCTATGAGATAATTGACTGGAAGACCGGGAGAAGGCTTGACTGGGCTACAGGAAAAGAGAAGACTCATGCTAAGCTAGAAAAAGACCCTCAGCTTAGAATGTATCATCTAGCTTGCAAGAAGCTATATCCTCATGTAGAAACCTTCTTAGTGACTATTCATTTTATGAATGATGGTGGCCCTTTTACTCTACACTTTCAAGATAGCGATATACCTGAGACTTTGGAAATGATAAGGGCTAAGTTTGAAAAAATAAAAGACACTAACATGCCAGAACTTAGGAAGTCTTGGAAATGCTCAAAGCTCTGTTCTGCTGGCAAGACCACCTATGAAGGCACACATGTAGATCCGATGTATAATATGTTTGGTGCAGCTCTTACAAAGTGCGAACAAACAAAAACAATGATAAAGGAAAACGGTATCGAGTGGGTAACAGGGAACTGTATGGCTCCAGATCACACAATAGGCAAGTATAAAGCTCCGGGAGAAGTCTAAATGTATAAGGTAGAGATGACAAGAGGTCGCAAAATACTGTTTCCTATTTCAAATAAAAAGCTTGACGCAGCTTTAAGAGAAGAATTAAGGACGTTTGTGAAAACAACAAACATGTTTTTAAGAGAGCTTGTCTCTTGGCTTCAAAAATCCGAGTTTGATGTGATAGGATTTTCAACTCATGGAGAGCTTTATATATCAGACCCTGAGTGGTATATTGGACCAGCAGGAGGATTTCATAAACCTTTTACTCATAAAGAGAGAAGTGGAGAACCACTTCCTTATCCTAAGATCAAAGATAGCCAACTAAAGTATCTTTTTTCTTATGTATTCCGTGAGTGCGGATGCACTGACTCTCATGCAATTTGGAAAGATAATATTTCTGCAAGCGCAATAAACAAATTGAAGTCTGTTATTAGAAGATTCAAGAAGCCAAAAGTAGAAAGTATCGCTGAGTATATAAGACGAATGGTTCCTCCTCAAGTCACAAATGGAACGATTGCACACAAAAAGAGTCTCATGAAATATAAAGATGGGGTTGTAAAGATGACCTTAGCGAATAGGAATGTTGTTGAGATAAAAGACTTTTCTCTGCCCCAAACTATGTATCAAGAGATACACAAATCAACTTTTGGTGGGAACTTGACTATAAAAAATAAAGCTAATAGCAAAAATCATTGTTATACAGTTTTGTTCAATTGTGATAAGACTTTTTATGAGCCTAAAAAATGGATAGGTATGGACATCAACAAGTTTGATCCATATTGGGTGGTCATAGCTGAGAACTCTGGAGATGGTTTTGAGGAAATAATAGCTAAGCCTAGCCAAATTAAAGAGCTAGAAGACAAGATGAAAGAGGTTGATAAAAAAATAGGAAATAAAGACAGGAAGTCTATATCTAACAAAGAGAGGGCTCTTCTAAGAGAAGAGAAGTTCAGAATTGTAGATCTTTATAATAAGGCTGTATACAATCTTTTAGCTAAAAACCCACATGGCGAATCCTTCCTAGACTTTCTGGAAAATAACCAATATGGCGTTGGCCTAGATGGAGTTCAGACAAAAGGATATGCTTTCGGACAGAGCGCCATAAATCCAATACTTATCAAAGAATGTGAAAGAAGAAGAATCCCTTACCTACTAACTAAAGCTGCTTACACAACAAGAGACTGTTACTACTGTGAAGCTAGGAATAAGAGACCTAAAGGACAAGATCCTTATATATGCGAAAATCCTATATGTGAAAAATTTGAGTCTGAAGAGATACCTCATGTTAATGCAGCTAGGAATATAGCAAAAAAAGCGAACGCAGGCTTTCTAGAGTTGGCCAGAAAGCAGAGTATGGTTCACTCTAGCTAAAGCTCTACGATAGAATAAAGAACCCGCCTTTCTACTGTCGGGCATACGGTTGAGTGGACGACCAGCTTATACTAAGGCAGTACGAGAATCTAAATGGTCGTTCTTATAGAAGGAGACGTGATGATAAAGTTAGACTTCACACAAGAGATGATAGATAGAGCTAGAGACAAGGCGCTGTCTTTGGGCTCAATAAACAACTCAATCCTAAGAGGAGGAGGAAATCTAGCAGGATATTTAGGGGAAGAAGCATTAGCTCCTTATGTTGGCGCACAGATTGTCAGCAACAATAGAGGTCTTGATAAATATAATCACGATCTTCTTCTAGAATGTGGCCATAGGCTTGAGGTAAAAACCAAAAGAAGAACTGTTTCTCCAAAACCTCATTATGATGTGTCTATAGCTGAAACCAGCCGTCATCAAAAGCCAGACCTATATGCCTTTATAAGTCTAGAGTTTGAAAGAGCTACCAAGAGTCACCCTAAAAAATATTACGGCTTAAAAAATATATGGCTGTGTGGGTTTATGGCATCTTTTGAGTACTGGGAAAGAGCCTCTCTCTGGGAAAGCGGGAGAATAGACAAAACAAATAGCTTCAAGACTCATGTTAACATGTATAATTTACCTATAAGAGAATTGTATGACTCCGTTTGGGAATTAATAGAATGAAATACGTACCGTTGCATGTCCATAGCGAATATTCACTTTTAGATGGACTGTCACAAACAAAGCATATAGCAAAAAGACTAGAAGAAATTGAAGTAGATGCGTGCGCCCTAACCGATCATGGAACAGTTAGTGGTGCTATTGACTTTCATAAAACAATATCTAAAGGATTTAAACCTATCCTTGGATGCGAATTCTATATCAGTAATCGAGATGCTACAGTAAAAGAACCAGAGAACTCTAAACTTGCCCATCAAGTAGTGTTAGCAAAAGATTTACAGGGCTGGAAGAACCTGCTTTCGATGGTATCAATATCTAACAAGGTAGAGCATTTCTATCACAAGCCTAGAGTTGGAGCCGACTATTTTATGGATCTGGCTTCAAAAGCAGAAGGCTCTCTAGTCTCATTCAGCGGCCACTTAGGATCGCGACTAGCAAATGCAGTCGTAGATAACCCCAACTGGCAAAGTGATGGTATCAGAGAAGCTGAGAGGCTGCAAGAGGCGTTTGGTAAAGGGAATTTCTATATAGAGATACAGCTGATAGATTCTTTAATAAATAAAAAAGCAAAGGAAGTTGCTGAAAAGTTAAGAGAGATATCAAAGCTAACAAAGATTCCTTGTGTAGCAACTCCTGATGCACACTATTGCCGTCGTGAAGATGCGCACGACCAAAGAGTCCTTCTATGTACATCAATGCGTAAAAGCATTGGTCAGGTACAGTCCGAACTTAAACAAGGCAAGTCCAAGTCTTTAGGAACATTCTTCAACTCCAACAACTACCATATACCCAGCTATGAGGATATGAGGGAATTCCACACAGAAGAAGAGCTGCAAAACACTGTAGATATATCTAACATGTGTACTCAATATGATATTCTCGGACCTCCTAATCCGCCAGTCTTTGATTGTCCAGACGGAATGTCTCCAAATGATTACCTTAGAAAGTTATGTAGAAAAGGTTGGTCAGACAAAATGAGTCATGTCGAAAAGGGTTCATTGTTCAGTGAATATGGAGATAGAGTAAACAAAGAAATCAAAATATTTACTGAGACTAACCTCTCAAGTTATTTCCTTATCGTTAGGGATATCCTTAAGTATGCAGAGTCTAAGGGATACCTGACAGGTCCGGGAAGAGGGAGTGCTGCAGGTTGTATGGTTTCTTACCTTATGGATATTACGAAGATAGATCCTATGCCACATGAGTTAATCTTCGAAAGGTTTTACAATGCTGGTCGAAATGCAGGTGGAAGAGTGTCAATGCCCGATATTGATATTGATGTTCCAAAGCAGTCCAGAAATGACATTATAGACTATATTAAACAGAAGTATGGGGAAGACAATGTCGCTCAAATTGTAACATTCCAAACCCTTAAAGGTAGAGCAGCACTAAAAAGAGTAATGGCTGCTAGAGGTAATATTAGCTTTAGCGAGCAAAATGCTATTACTTCGCACATCCTAGATGAGGCAAAGATTTCAGATGAGCTGCAAGACATGAAAGATGAACTTGGGACTGCTTCTGTTATAACATGGGCACTAGAAAATAAGAAGGATAAGCTAAAAGAATGGTGCTATGTAGATGACAATGGAAATTTACAAGGCAAGTTTGCAAAAATATTTGAGCAAGCAATACGATTAGAGGATACAAAAATCATCCAATCTAAACATGCAGCTGGTGTTGTGGTATCTCCTCAACCCATATATGATGTCTGCCCAATGGTTATAGACAAAGAGGGAAAAGGACAACTAGCAGGCTTTGAAGGTCCATCCTGTGAAGATGCAGGACTTCTCAAGCTCGATGTTCTAGGAATTAAAATGCTAGACAAGATTATGGAAATGCCAGAAATTATAAAGAATACCTATAAGGTGCAAGTATAATATGGTAGTATGGAAATACTGTGAAGTTTGTGGTAAAGTTGTAGACGAGTATCAAAATCAGTGCTCTCACTGTGGTGCTAAGATAGAATGGGAAAAAGAAGAAGATGATAAATAACAGATGGATTATAGTATTTGACTTAGAAACCGATGGAACTGATCCTTATAGCTGCAACCCTGTTGAGCTAGCGGCTGTTCCTGTTGATCCTAGAACACTAGAAATCAAGGAATCTCAGGCCTTCAGAGCCACAATTAAACCAGATGGTATTGATGATGACGAATACTTTACCAAGGCTCGTCAAGACACAATTGCTTGGCATGCCAAAACGAGAGGTGTTGAATCAGAGGATATTATAAAAGATTGGAAAAATGGTCAGACTGAGAAAGTTGCTTGGAAGAACTTCATGTCTTACTGTTCAAAGTATGAAGTGGACAAGAGGCCGGGACAATGGTACACAGAGCCTATCCCTGCTGGATATAATATTATCGGCTTCGATATGCCTATACTTAAAAGGTTGTCAGAAAAATATAAAACTAAAATGCCTTTGTCCACAGTCACTAAGATTGATATGATGGACATATTATTTACTTGGTTCGAAAATTTAGACGAACCCAGTAGTATGAAGCTTGACACATTTAGGGATTTCTTTGGTCTTAAAGCTAGTGCTCAGGCTCATGAGGCATTGTCAGATACTATTGATGAGGCAAAGCTCATGGTCAAATTCTTAAAGTTCCATAGGAAACAAGCAAGCGTAAGCAAATTCAAAGGTGCGTTTTCAAAATGATAACTCTAGACTGTGGATGTCAGTTCGAGCAAGATGAAGAAGGCAGAATTGTCTTTAGCACTGACATAACAAAAATGAATATGAAATGCCCAAAAACTTGGGATTTAATATGTGAAGGAAACACAAAAGGCGTTTTCCAACTTGAGTCTCAGCTTGGAAGGTCTTTGGCCAAACAAGCCAAGCCCAGAGACATAGAGGAGCTGTCCGACCTCATCGCTATTATGCGTCCGGGATGTCTTGAGGCGGTTGTTAAGGGTAAGACGCTTACTATGCACTACATTGACCGAAAGCACAAGGTAGATGCTGTCGAGTACTTCCATGAAGCTTTAGAACCGATTCTCAAAAACACTTACGGCATTCTTGTATTCCAAGAACAAGCTATCCTTATTGCACAACAAATCGCTGGCTTTGACTTGCAGGAAGCGGACATTCTTCGAAAAGCAATTGGAAAGAAGAAGGCCAGTGTTATGGCCGAAGTTAAGAAGTCTTTTATTGAAAAATCTGAGGCTAAGGGTATTGTAACTAGGGAAGAAGCGGAAGAGATCTTCTCTTGGATTGAAAAGTCCCAAAGATATTCTTTCAACAAGTCTCACTCCGTTAGCTATGCGTATAATGCCTATCTTACAGCATACGCAAAGGCTCACTTTCCACATGAGTTCTTCACTTCTTATTTGAAACACGCAGTCGGAAAGCCCGATACTTTTATTGAAGTTCAAGAGCTCGTTAACAATGCAAAGATAATGGGTATCAACACAATGCCCCCTAGTATTATTCATATGAATGAAGAGTTCGAACTTATAGATAAGCACCCAAGATACGGTCTCACTAATGTAAAGGGAGTTGGTTCTTCTGTTTTCAATAAGATGGTAGAATATATGAAGACAGAAAACATTGATCCCAGAACATGTGACTGGTCTTGCTTTCTAATTCTAGTTTCCCCAAAGGTGAATAAAAGAGCGTTCGAAAGTCTTATATTGGCCGGAGCTTTTGACTGCTTTAAAATACCTAGATCTAAGATGCAGCACCATTTTAATATTATAAAAGAATTTAGCAAGAGAGAAATATCTTGGCTTATAGACTACAAGAAAGCCAACTACAGTAAGACTACAGAAGAATGCATTCAGTCAATGATAGATGCCTCTCAAGGAAAAGATAAGAAGAGACCTATCTTTAGGAAAGACAGGTGTCCCGTAGTACAAGATTTACTAAAAGCATATAATGATCCCGGATATGAACTTTTTGATTCAGCTTCTTGGCTAGCTAAGCAGGAGCAGGAACTTCTAGGAATAGCCCTTACTTGCAATAAGGTTGATGAGTACAATACAGATAGGGCGAACTGCACATGCAAGGAGTTCATTGATGGATTTGAAAGCCAGTATGGGGCTGTTATTGCTGTACAAATTCAATCAGTTAGAGAATGGAAGATAAAGAAAGGAAAAGCTAAAGGTAAGAGTATGGGATTTATTATAGCTGGAGACACTAGTTGCATACTAGACAACATTACAGCATTCTCTGAAGAGTGGGACAAATATAAAAATTTGCTTTATGAAGGCAACACTGTTTTGATTAGGGGCAGTCGCGATAAAAATAGAGGAAGTTTTTTGGTAAAAAGAGTAGAACAACTAACAAGTTAGATTGAAAAGGACGCTATAATATAATAATGGATGATCTTATAGAACAAAACATGGGTCTAGTTGTGTCTGTTGTAAACTCTTTCAACCCAAAAGGACAGGAAGAGAAGGAACAATACATACAAGCTGGAAGAATAGGACTTTGGAAGGCCCTGCAGAAACACGACGCTTCAAAATCTGCATTGTCTACCTATGCTTGGAATCCAATAAGATGGGAAATAATAAAAGAAATAAAGTCAGTGAAGTCTTCTAGATTCCTATCTTCAGGCTATATTGAAAAAGAAGAATATTCAGTTCCTGAAAATTTTTGGGAAGTCTGCCCAAACTTTCTTGAGGAAGAGGAGTGCGAGATACTGGATTTAAGAAGGATGGGTTACACCCTTCAGGAGATAGCCGACATTCTAGGAAGAGGAAGGTCTTACGTTAAAAGGCTAATATATAATGGGATACAAAAAATAAGGGAAGCAAATGGCTAAAAAAATTCTAATCCTTTCCGAGTCAAGCCACTTAGCTTCTGGCTTTGGAACATATGCAAAAGAGGTAATCAGCAGACTATACAATACCGGAAAGTATGATATAGCTGAATTCGCCAGCTATGGCACTCCAGACGCTGGTAAATCTGTTCCTTGGAAATATTATAGCAATACTCCCACAACTGATGAACAGAAAAATGTATATGATAAAAGCCAACATAACCATTTCGGCATTTGGAGATTTGATCAAGTTCTCCTACACTTCAAGCCAGATATAGTTATTACCTATAGAGACCCATGGATGGATGAATGGGTTAGGCACTCTCCATTGAGACGCTTCTTCAATTGGGCTTGGATGCCAACAGTTGACTCCGCGCCTCAAAAAAGAAGATGGCTCGACACATTTGCAACATGTGATGGAATATTCACCTACTCAGAATATGGAGTAAGAGTCCTGAAAGACCAAGGTGGCGGCTCGATACCTGTCATTGGATGTGCATCTCCGGGCATACATCCAGACGTTTTCAAGCCAGTTTCTAATAAGGCCGAGCACAAAAAAGCACTTGGCTTACCTGAAGACAGTTTTATTGTAGGGACTGTCATGAGGAACCAGACTAGGAAGCTATTTATAGAGCTAATCAAATCGTTTAGGATATTTCTAGATAATGCGCCAAAAGATATAGCGGATAAAACATACCTTTACTTGCACACAAGCTACCCTGAAAGAGGAGGCTGGGATATAGAGGGTGCAATAGCAGAGTATCAGATTGCGCCCAAGGTTTTGAATACGTATACATGTAGAGGATGTAAAAGTTGGAAGGTTTCTAGGTACGACGGCGTTATAACAAACTGTTTGGAATGTGGACATAGAACATCATTCATGCCTAGTGTGTCAGAAGGTCTTGAAGTTGAAGACTTAGTGAAAGTATACAATATTTTTGATCTTTACGTTCAATATGCTATATGTGAAGGCTTTGGAATGCCTCAAGTTGAAGCGGCAGCATGTGGAGTTCCGATAGCGGCTACAAACTACAGTGCTATGGAAGATATAGTCCATCATACAAAAGGCTTGCCAATATCAATTGATAAGATGTTCAGAGATATGAATACAGGAGCAGACAGAGCATATCCTAGCAATTCTCATTTAGCGGAAATCATACAGAATTTTTTCTCTTCCACAGAGGAATATAGAAAAAGAAAATCCGAAGAAGCAAGAGAAGGAGCTATTAGAAGATATGACTGGGCTAATACAGCAAGCGTATGGGAAAACTATATAGATCTACACAAACCTATAAAAGAACAGGGCCAATGGGGCTCTCCTCCTAGTTTTGTTCAGGTTCCGGATAGCATACCTGACATAAAATCTCATGATGACTTCGTAAACTGGTGTGCTGCAACAATGCTTCATCCCTCTAATTCTAATGAGATAAATGGATATCAAGCATCAAAACAAGTAGAGGGTCTTAATTATGGCTGTGAAGTTGACAATAATTTGAATCCTGTTAGCAGAGAATCAGTGTTTAATGGTTATAAGTCTAGAGCTAACAGGCACAATCAAGCAGAACAAGTGCGTTGTGGAATGGTCCCTCTAATTGATATAGACTATCTATACTAACAAAGGTGAATAATGTATAATGGAATACTAGTATGTGATCTTTCAAAGAGAGATAGAAGAAATTTTTTCACACAAAATCTTATCGCATCTCTTAATCTTGATGATAGAATCTCAATAGAAGTCCAAGATATTGGTTCTTGTAACTATTCTAAAAATATTGATAAGGCAATTGACTTTGTTATACAAGATTGCGATCAAAGTCTTTTTTGTAAAACCCCTTACTTCGATATAGGAATTTTTGAGGGCGAGTCAAAAGAGCAACCGACAGACAATCTTAAGTTCCTAGACTGCTGTGTTGTTCCGAACGTGCAACAAATGCATATTGCTAGGACTAAATTGCACCAAGAAAAGGTTGCCGTTGTGAAGCCCACATTACATTTTGAATTAGAACCTAAGCGGTATGATAATAAAATTTCTCAACTAATATTCTACTGTACCTCAATAGAAAGTGCTGAAGATATTCTACTCGGTTACTTCAGTGAATTCAGTAGCAATGACAATGTAGCTTTGGGGTTTTTCGATCATGAGCCTCAGCGAGTCATGGACTTAATAAATGATGTGAAACAGAAGATGAATTTATATGGTGGAGAAGACAGGTATGCAGATATTATAATTTTCCCAAACCAAGAGACAGCTCATCGACAAGGACACATATTCTTGGATATGTCTGAGACTCATATTGTAAATGAGCAGCTTATGATTGCTACAAAATTTGGTAACCCTGTAATGATGACTTCAAGTAATGGTATGCTTGAATGGTTTAAAAGAAACGGAGGTGCCGATGAAGATGGATTTTACGTGAATAATGTTATTGTTGTTAGATCTGATGATGCCTATGTACAAGGAGGCACTCTAGGGTTCAAGGTGAACTCATGTGATCTATCAAGAAAAATGTCTATCATAGCACACCCCGACAATAGGAAAGGCCTTCTAGAAAGTATGAAAGCTGCAAAGACGGAGCATAATACGTGCGTGTTTAATTATCGTAAAGAAGATAGTATAGGAGAGCTTGTATGTTTAGCATTGTCAATAGACTAGCGTTAACAGGAAGGAAAAAACAAGTCTTGATAATAAACTCTTACGATGAAGAGTATATACTTTCCTTATGTGACTTGTCTGATGTGGAGTTTTCTATAACTGGAAACTGGAGTATCACATGTCAAGAGATGCCTCATAATATAAGATATATTAAAAATCTTTCATTGCCTCATGGGAAACACTCATATGATTATATAATGTGTTTTGGACAGGCTGAAAGTTGCCAAATCGCCAATAAAACAAAAGAGGAAGTAAGATGTCCTATTGTACATGTCAAGGATACTCTATCTTCTACTAAAATGTTACATCCTTTTTCTATAGGTAACGATAGGTTTATACCAAGCAATTCTGATAAAACAGTATGTTTAAGAGAGTCTTTAGTTGAATCTAATGAAGAAATATGCATACCTAGAGTTATTAAAATAAGTGATGTAGTCAAAAAGGACGATAAGAAGATATCTTTTGCTGGACATGTTTCACCAAATTTGCTTTCAACATATCACTCAATACTAAGAAATTATAACTATGTTCCATTTTCAGAAGATTCCTTAAGTTCATGTGAGATATTTTTAGATAGTATTGTAGGAATGTCAAGGAATTGTGAAAAAGCCTTGAAGAATGGCTGCAAGATAGTAGCTCCATACTCAGAAGACATGTCACATATAAACAGTGATTTTTGTTTCCTTTATAAGGGATTTAATGAGATTGAGGAGTGTCTACAAAAAGCTTGTGATTCTAAGATTGATAAGTATACGATTGCTAAAGAATACAATAAAACAACAATTGACCGAGAACAGTTTATAGAAAGATGGAAAGAGGTGCTTTCATGAGACTTTTTATATTTTCTGGAAACAACAAGAATGTTGTGCCCGGAAGCCCAGAAGTAAACCACGAGATTACAGGAGCAGACCTATCTACTGCAACAGATTACTTTTATGATTATATAGAAGCATACGACTTCTTGGAATATTCCATCCATGAGAAACCATTAGAAGTACTTACCTCAAAGCTATCAAAAACAGGCAAAATAGTAATCCAAGGAAGTGATGTGAATCAGGCCTGTAGGCTTTTAAAAAATGGTGATATTGACAATGACAAGCTTTCTGAAATTCTATGCTTTGGAAGAATAAGGGCGAACTCAGTCCATTCAATATTGACAGAGATGCAAGAAAAGTATGGGTTCGAGATATTATATTCTGGGATCGTCGGACACTATTATACTATTGAGGCAAAGAGAAAATGAGCATAAATCAAGTACATACTAACTGTAAGGACTGTGTGTTCGCACAATACTCAAATGGTAAGCCCACTGGCTGTTCTGCTGGAAGGCTCGATGTGTATGAAAAAACAGGAGCAGAAATATTAGAAGCTTATGATGACGATAACAACGAGTTTTTTGTCATAAATAATAGAATCTGCGTTTACCATCGAGAAAAAGAATGGGCAAAGCAGTTTAGTAGCTCTGAATTAATGAACATTGTAGAGTCACAGATCAAAAGTCCTTATGCTTTAATTATAAACTATAATAAGGAGCATTCTGATAAAGATCTAAAAGTCACACTGCAGAGTCTATCTCATCAGTTCAATCCACCAACATATTTGTCGATAAATAGCTGGTTCGATCAGAATGTGTATGAAACGAACCTATCTATTGAGCAAGCCATAGCAAACTCTAATATCAAGGGGTTGGCAGACAATTGGTCAATAAGAACTATTCTTGACAATAGTATCAGCAGTAGATCTGCGATTGACCTTGCCTTTGATATGTTTAAGAACAAATCTAACTTTCATTACTACATCTATGTTAATGCTGGAACTGAGTTCCCAAAAAAGTTTACTGATGAGATTCATGAGGCTATATTTGATTATGGGAAGAAACCATTATTCTGTAATGGTATTGATGAGAATGACAACTTTATGTTAACCAATTATATAATGCACAAGAAACATGCTGGAAATTCATTTTCAATTAAATTAGAAGACAAACTGTTAGAATTTGAAGATGGTATTCAAGATTTCATTTATGATATAGAAGAGATATGTCCGTCGTTAAAGTAGTAGTTGCTAATGAAAATCTAAATAGTCCTCATCAAAGTTATAATGCTTTGAAAACTTGGATATGTGTTGGAAAAAGAGATACTTTTTTTCATGAGAAGTATATGGCCGAGCCTGACTGTGATGTATTCATATGTATAAAACAAGGATATAGATGGAAAGACAAAGAGTCTGTCTCCAATCTATTAGATGTATATAAGACAGAAAGTGACATGGCAGCATGTAACCTTCAATGTGACGAGAAAACAATAGGAGGAGTAGCAATATTCAAAACATCAGGAGCAACTATTGAGAATCTACAAGAAACTTTTTCCTGCCCTGATATGAGAACCGAAACATTGATTGGGCTGCTAGTAAAAGAAGGTTGATATGGCAAGACATAGTATAAAAACAAAAGCTCAAGAGCCTGTTATTGTCATTATACCTGCTGCTGGAATGGGTAGAAGAATGAAGTCATATGGGCCAAAGCCTCTATTGCAAGTCAATCAAGAGACACTTCTAAAGAGACAGATAAGGATTATTAAGAGTGTAATACAAAATCCAGAATTTGTTATAGTATGTGGTTTTCAATGTGATAAAGTTATGGATGCTTGCCCTATAGATTTTATTAAATTAGAAAATGAAAGCTACGATACTACAAATGTAGCTAGAAGTTTGTCTATAGCTTTGAGAGCAGTCCCTTCAAAAAGAACACTGATAATAAATGGGGACTTAGTATTTGATAAATGTATACTGCAAGAAATGGACTTCAGCCAGTCGTGTATTTCTCTTTGCACTGATCCTGACAAAGATACTGAGGTTGGCTGTGTCGTTGACCAAGAAGACAACCTTACAAACATGATGTATGATCTTCCTCATAAGTGGAACCAAATTTTGTACTTACAGGATAAAGAATTAGAGGAGTTCAAAAAACAGTGCTTCAACAGGAAAAATTCTAAAATGTTCTGTTTTGAAATTATAAACAAAGTTATCTCGAAGGGTTATAAAATAAAGTGCTTCACCCATGAAAGTGGTAAAGTAATAGATATAGACACATCAAAGGACTTAGTTAAGGCAAACAAATATTATGATACTAATAGATAAAAACGTGAAACATGCATACCATATTAGTAATACTTTTTCTTTTTGTGGAGTGCAGTCCTCATTATGGGATAGCGATAGAATTGGGCTGTTCTACCTACATCAAACATCTCCATTGACAATGATAATATACTCAGAAGAGACTGCTAGAAAGCATGAGGTAGTAAAACTGAAAGAGATGAATAACTCTATACCTATAGTTTTTAGCGGAGTGCACGACAACTCTTATCCGGCGGATCTAGTAATAGGTAAAAGCCAAAACGTAAAAAGTATCGAACAGTTTGAGGCTATGGTCTATCCATTGTATTTTCCTGAAGTAGGCCGAGAGCAGCAGGAAGACTTGGGAGTTGTTTCACTCACAGATGGTCTCGACGCAAATACAGTTTCATCTATTGGGGATATTGTGCAAGTCATGATGAAACATAAAACTAAGATGTTTGGAGATGTGACTATTCCTATTCCTAATTACTTAGGGAAGTTGAGAGATACACAAAGACTTTGGGCAATTAGGAATTCCAAAATTTATATTGATTTAGAAGGGACTCTTTGGCCATCAGCGGCATACTACGGTAATAGGGTGTTGTCCTTTTCTAAGAAAAACCTTCCAGTGGAAACATTTCACAATGGAGAAAGTCTCGATAAGTTAATTAGTAAAGAACAAACATATAGTGTAACTGATTTAAAAAACGAGTTACAAAATAAAACTAGCTTTGACATGTGTGAATCAATTATAAGAGCTTTCCAAAATGAAGAGCTGGCAAATGCAATCCAACAGACCAAAAGATCAATAGTAAGAAAAGATATTTAGGATAAGAAAATGATAGGTATAATAACTAATAACATAGATACTTTAGATCTTGATGAAATAAATAGAGAGTCAGGCAAGGATGATATAACTATATTCCATGATAATATCAATCCATCAATAAGATATGAGAATATCTCAGCTATGTCTAAACACTCTTCTTATGACTTTAGAGGCGATATCATTAGCACATGTCTACTGTCTTGTTCGTTCACTTTAAAAAATCCTTCATGCAATAATATAGTATTTTGGCCGCATGCTGTAGAGTGGTATCAGTGGAATAGCTTCTTTTACTCTGAGCTTAAAGAGATAATTATGTCAGACAAAATAAAAATCTTATGCACCGATAAAGACATAGTTAAAGTATATACAGATATGTTTAGAGAACCTGATCTATACATAGATTCTTTTGATATAGGTCTAGTCAAGGAAAAATTATTATGAAGTATAATGATATGACTGAGAAGCAGAAAGAGAAGCTAATAAAAAAAATGTATTGCTCTCAGAAAAAAAGCTTTGCTGAGATAGCAAAGTATGTTGGAACATACCCAAATCGAGTACGGAGAGATGCAGTCTCTTTAGGGATACACATCAGAAGCCGTAGCGATGCAGCTAAAGCCGCTTTAGAATCAGGTAGGGCAAAGCATCCTACAAAAGGACTTAAGAGAAGCGACGAGACAAAACTTAAAATAAGTGAAAGTCAAGGAAAAGTTTGGGACTCTTTGACTGAACATGAGAGAATAGTAAGATCTGAGATTGGAAAAAAGTCTTGGAATAGCAAAAGCGATAGTGAGAAAAGAGACATAATCCAAAAAGGAAGTGACGCAATAAGAAATGCATCTAGAATTGGGTCTAAACTGGAGAGGTATCTCTTATCAGAATTGACCGAGCTAGGGTATAATGTCCAATTTCATCGTGAACACTTACTAAAAAATCAAAGGCTGGAAATCGACTTGTATGTAGTTGACACTATGACTGCTATAGAAGTTGATGGTCCTTCTCATTTTGAACCTGTATGGGGTCAAGAAAATCTAGAAAAAAATATAAGGTCAGATAAGCAAAAAACGGGTCTAATTATATCACAGGGGATGGTCTTGATTAGAGTAAAGCAAGACAAGAGAACTTCACAAAGATATTTTAGGAAGATACTTGAAAGAGTAATAAAGGAATTAGAGGAAATAAAACTAAACTTTCCAAAGGAAGATCAGAGGTATATTGAAGTATGAGTAAAACAAAAGCAAAACAAGAAAAAAACGACTTCGACGACATCGTAGAAGTTCTAGAAAATGACGATGCTAAAGAGGTTGAGGAGGTTGTATACTCTCCCTCAGACCCTGAGTGGAGTGAGTATGTGCTAGACCAAATGCATGATAGTGAGCTTAAACAAGGAAACCCAACTGTAGATGGGCTTCGTAGAGTAACTGAAAGAGTCTATGGGGAAATAGTAAATTCCACAAGCGAGATATTTAACTATGACACTTCTAGGGGTGTTTGCACGGTTAAGCATACTTTAGCGATCCAAAAGTACTCCACTGATGCTATAATAACAGTAGATGGTTGTGTCGATGTTAAGTTTCAAAATATCCCACACCCTTTCAACCAACATCTTGTTTCTACAGCAGATACCCGAGCAGAAGGAAAAGCACTTCGAAGAGCTCTTAAATTAAGGGTTGTGACTGCTGAGGAAGTCCAGCAAACATCAGAGGATGATGTGCTAGCTGCACAGGAAAATATAACTGATCAGCAAATACTAGCCATCAATCAGATGTGCAAGAGACTGGATATTAATTTGGTTGAGGGTGTGAAGACTGTATGTCCTAATGCCGACTCAATTAGAGATTCTAGTAACCTCCAAGGCAGGATGCTGCTAAGTACTCTATCTGAGTATCAAAGAAGTCCAGCATCAATTACTGATAACTTGAAGGGTTACAATTCCGAATGGAGAGAAACATTTGATACCGGAGGTAAAAAGTAATGAAAGCTAACGTCAGAGCAACGCCCGACTTGACTTTTCAAGTTGACGCGGAAACTGAGGAAGAACTTTTTAAACAAGTTGCTAGAGTTCAAGAAGTTTTTCAGCATCAATCATGTGGTAAATGTCAATCACCTAATGTGAAGTTCGTTTGCCGTCATGACAGCTCAGAGAATGACTGGCTTGAGGTGGTTTGTAAAGACTGCCGAGCCAAGGTTATATTCGGACGCACGAAGAAGGGTGGTCAGATCTATCCAAAGATTAGATGGGATCAGCTTTCTGAAAAGCAAAAAGAGCAAAGAGCCAATGAAAAGGTTTATGCTGATAAAAACCGAGGGTTCTTACCCCAGAGAGGGTGGTTTGTATATAAGCCACCAGCCTCTAAGTAAGTATCTAAGGCAGTTTTTTAAAACTGGAGGGGGTTTTATACCCCCTTTTTTATTTGGGGTATTGTGAAGTTGCGGCACACATTTGTAAACCAAAGCTTCTCTAAGTTTTTTGTGTCAACTTTAGCTGGTTTTGAAATAGCAATAGCATATCCAGCCCGCTCTCTGTTATTAAAGTACTCAAGAAGGAAGTTCTGCATTTTATCTTTTTCTGTATATGCAGATAAATCTATTAAATTCTCTTGTAGGAACTCATCTACTGCTGGCTTAACTCCATTAAACACTTCTTCATAATAGTAGTCATCTATTACAATCACTCCTCCTTCTTTAAGTCTATTCCATATAAGTGGTAGTATATGTTTGGTAGGCTCATATATATCTAAATCTATATAACAAAAAGATATCTTGTCAGGTAGTTGATCTTCCTTTATCTCTCTAACATCTACCTTTGATATCTTATCTGGAAGACATGTATCAAACTGATCAAATCTTTCTATAAAGTTATCTAAGCTTGAAGAAAGGTCTCCATCCCCGCAATGGCCATGAGCATTTGAATCCTTGTCCGAAGTTCCTAATATACCCTCAAAACTGTCGAATACCCAGAACTCTTTATGTGGGCAAAAGAGATCTATAAAGCTCTTAATGACAACAGATGTCTGACCATAGGAACATCCTACTTCTACTATGTCCCCATCTTTGTCATTACATAAAAAAGAAGTATTCCAGAGGTGCTTTAATATAAGCGCTTTTCTTTCTATTGTGGTCATCTGAGGGAATGTGCAGAGCTCTTGTATAAACTGCTTTAAATCCATTACTCTTTTTTTTCTTTGTTTGGATTATCTTTATATTTATTAAAATGAGGAAAAAGGTTGTTTAAAAATTTCTTTCTCGATCCACAACCACAACCTTCAGAATCAACATTAAAAATTCTTTCTATTCTTTCTGAAGTTACTCCTATTTTACCTAGTACTTTCTCTATGGTGCTTCCAAGACCTCCTTTGGATTCAGCTGCATGGTGTACATATTCATCCACGCCTTCATTTCTGAACTCATCCATTACTTTGTCTGCTAAGTCTTCATCGGATAATTTGTCTATTTCTTCACTCATTATCAGATTCCTTTTTATAGCTGAATATCTTGTTAAACCACTTCTTTCTTTTTGAACATCCGCATCCCGATCCACCGAGTATCTTTGATATCTTTTCCTCACTTATTCCAAACTTAGATAGAACCTTTTCTATAGTATCTCCTAGACCCTCAGACTCCAAGGTCTCCCCTTGCGACTCTATCTCTTCTATTGCTTTGTCTGCTAACGCTCCAAGTTCTTCTTGCTCAGAGTTGCGCTTCTCGATATCAACAGAAGGCCCCGAAGCTAGTTGGGGCTGCTGTAAAAAATCAATACTATGAAGTCTCATCAGAGTCTGTTTCAACAAAGGCCTCTTTTTACATTTACGGAACAAGTTCTCTGTTATTTTTTCTTGATAGAACAACTCATCGCATTCACATTTTTTGTCAGTCATCTTAATCTCCTAAGTTTTAGTTACTGTAGCCCATATTGCAACCTGATTATCGCCGTCACCATTGCCTCCCTGACAACAGTCGCAGTTCCACCATAGGCCACTCCTTACAAAGTGTAAGACAAAGTTATCTCCAAATTCACTACCCGCACCAGTAGCACAGACTCCAGATTGTAGGTTTAAGCCTAGATTGGTACATTCCAATCCTTGATCTATAGCATTAGTATTACCCGGAAGTATGTGTTGGTCACCCATTCCATACGGATCTTCAGGACAATAACAATAATCGGCACCAATCTTTCCTGATATTGGCATAAAGTTTACAGTCAGCTTATAGTTGCAAATATTACAATCTTTCCAAATGTTTGTATTTGCATAAGTATCTTGCTCTGCACCATAATCACAACAGCATAAAGTTACTCCTATATTTTTACCCGAGCATCCTGCGTATCTCTCGCCATCGCCACAAAGTGTGCCAGATCCAGCATATTTCTCATAACCGTGTGCAGCATTATTAGTGAATCTAGTTCCTGCTGAAGGATCACCAGCGGTGCCGTAGCATGGTATAGCGCCACAGCCTGCGTCACTAGTTAACTCCTCAAAACTACCTGTGCAAGCGGGAATCCCCATTCCTGTAGTTAGTTGTATTGTCTGGCTCCATGTGCTTGTTCTAGGATTATCGCATCCTGAAAAGATAAAATCAACATCTAATGTTTCTCCTCCCGTGAACGGACACGGACAACATCTGGGTACACATGTTGAATTACCTACATTATCGACTCTATTATCGAAAGATGTATTTTGAGCTACTTTACATTTCTGAAGACATCCGCTTCTTTGAACCAAGTCTCCTTCCCGAACATGCTTTTGGACTCCACCACAAATACAACACTCATTTCCTCCACTTGGGCCAATTACTACTGGCATTTTTTTATCCTTTACACAAAATTTAATTTAAGGGCAAGGAGTTCCTGATATGACTCCTGAAAATAATCCACAGTTGCTGAACACAAGTTCTTTTGTAGCAAGGCTAAACCCGCTGGCGGTACAGCATATATCATGTGCCACCTCAACCTTCGTATAGGTATCAAGCCCTGTATTATGAGCTAATGATATAACTATCGTACAGTCTTCTGCGTCAGTAAATTTAATTCCACAACCCTCTTGAACGTTAACGACAGTCTGAGGGCCAACCTGATATCCATCTCTGTCCCAATACTGGAGCTGCTTGTCTATATACCAAGAGCAATCATCAGTAGCATGTGGTTCTACCTTTAACCCAGACCTAATTATAAGATTATCAAAGTTTGCGGCGTTCCTTACGGTGCTGCCACAATTAGCAATAGCTGATATCTTCTGATCTAAACCTTTTACTGCATACTCACAGTTTTCAGAAGTTTCGGTAACGTATAGATTTTCACCAAAATTCAATTTAGCGAAATGCTTATAAGTCGTTACTGCAGGATTACCATGGCATCCACTAGCAGTGCTGTTTTTCAGTCTTATATCTGCATCGAGAAAATACTCGCACTTGTCATCCTGTTCTAACCTAATCCCAGTACGAGCCTGTAAGTGATGCACATACCTGTGTCCAAAAGCAGGAGAAGCCTTATCGCACACGTTTAAGTTTGACATTCCCCAGTCAGAGTCTATCTTATATTTGCAGTTCTCACTTTGTTGAGTAACCATAAGTCCTGTGCCAAAGACTAGGTCTCTAAAGTGTTTGAAGTCAGGGACAAGTGAAGTATTGCAGTTGTCCTCATCTTTTATCCTTCTATCTGCATCAATATGCACAGAACACTGCTTAGCATCACCAAACTCATGCCTTACATTAAGACCTGTACCTATATATATGTGCTCATAACGAGTCGAGTTGGGAACTTGGGGTGAACCACACCTCTCACCAGTTGGGTCAGTACCTATACTTATATCATGTATTAGTTGATAATCGCAACTTCCAAATCCAGCTTCAGCCGATATGCTTTCTACCTTGATACCTGTTCTTACATCTAAATGTTTGTAAAATGTTTCAGGAAGGTGGTAGTCAGTGGTGCATCCAGATTTGCTTGCAATAGTCCTCTGAACATTAACGACTCCCAAATTTGAGAGTGTGAGGCCGGTTCCAAAAGGGATGCATCCATTTTGTTCTAGATATGCCGGCCTGCTACATGCTACAATAACTGGATCATCATCGTCGCATACAGGCACATCCATTATCTTCGTATAGTTGCCAGATATCCTAGCTACTGCACATCCATCAACTGGTTCTCCAGTCCAAACTGTAAACCAACCACTATCAAACTGTAGCTGCTCCCACTCAACGTGGCATTCTTCATGAGGAAGCTTGCCGATTGAATCCTCGGCAGTGCCTCCATCTCCTATAGTCTTAATAGGCATTCTCAAGTTAAGAATATGAGCGCTACTAGTTTTGCAAGGATCAAATGATCCATTATAGCCACTAGGTACTTCAGCGTGTGAGAGGTGTAGGCCACTACCCGCTATGAGAGTTTTCAAGGTTCCAGAAACACACTCCGATTCTTGTAAGCAACCATTAACTAGAGTGTTTTCACATGTTCCACTATTGAATAAACTCACAGAAGAACCACTACCGACAGGTATCCGATACCATTTACAGTTGAAGTCATCCCAAAAGGCCCATGCCTCTTCGTTCGCCTCCATTGGAGATTGCCAATCTCTAACGGTCATCATTATGCTCTGCTTGTCTGCGGGGAAAGATCCTCCGTCTCCACTCGTCATAGCACCAATCACATCGTTGCCTGAGATCGCAACGACTCCAGAAGAGCCGGCAGATATCGCTTCTCCGGTATTCTTTACGTACCATATTCCAAACCTACTAGGGACAGTCCATACTCCACGATCTCTATCAAATCTCAAGTCAACTGGTCCTACAGGCCAAGTCTGAGGTTTTCTTAACCATTGGTCTAGGAACTCATCTTTTAAACCCGATCCTTCAAATATGCCTTGTCCAGCATTATCAACCTGATCTACTTGATTAGGAATTGGCTTGCCAGCTGTGTCATATCCCCAACCATGCAACAATAGTGGACCCTTTGTAGCCATAATCCGCATCTCGTCAGGAAAAACTATCTGTCCACTAGCTTCCTCAACAGTATCTTGATACTCAGAGAAAAGCATAGTGTTAAGCTCGCCCGTTTCAGGGGCACATCCAAATCCAAAGACACTAACGTCATGGTGGTTTCTATTCTTTTGCTGTATTGTTAACCCAGTAGATTGATGCTTAAGACTGTTAGATGAAGCGAATGGGTCTAGGTAGTCCTTGGCTACAATAGGAGGGTTCCATTCGTAAGGACCAACACCAAGATTAGGTAATGGGGTCCAAGGTCTTTCGAATGCAGCTGTGCTGCCAATGTTAGAGCCGTTTTCATCGCAAACACGCCCATTTCCATTAGCAGTATGCTGATAATACTGCGGCAGTCCTCCTTGTCCGCTTTTTGAAACAGGCCTGTAGAATGCATCGTCTGAAACATATGCAACCTGCTGATAATAGCCAGACTGTGTGTTTAAGCCTTGACTAACCGCATCTGTACTTCTAGCATCGGTAATGTCGAATCCGGAAGCCTTGCCTCCTGTCATCCGACCAACCATACCAACTTTCATATTGTTAGGAGGTTTGCTAGCATTCGCATTTTCTACCTGCTTAGCTATGGCCTCAGCATTTTTTACAACTTTTTCAGCCTTCCTGAGTTTAGAATTCAGGAGCTGCATTTTCCTCTGTTCTTTGAAGAATTTTGCTCTTTGCTTGCTCAGTTGTTTTATTCTATCAGAGTTCATTTTCGACATTCTACCGAATGAAGGAGTAAATGTAGAAAACTGATATGTTGTTGTAACTCCGCCTTCAGATATATTAGCACTAATTGATGTGAGATTAGGGCCGTATACTCCACTCATAGCTGAAGTTGGAATTCCTGAGTAGTTTACATAGCTTCCAGCGATTTGCCCTAAGCTATACCCAGACATCGGAGAAGCCGGTGCCCTCAACTCTGATCCTAAAGGCTTATCGGGATATCCCGGTACTGTAAGACTGCCTCGTTCTCCTTCCTGCATGAAGGTGACACCGTCCTGTGTTTTTTCGATCCCAGCCAGATCCATGGTGTCATAGCCGCCGTATTCCCAAGGATTAAGAGACTCGTCTGATTCAAATTTAACTGGTCCGGGAGGGCCAGCTATGTTCCAAGGCCCATATCTAACCACATTACTAAGCATAGGGACAGCAAACCCACTTGGGACAAATCTATATGCAGCTGCTTTGTAATTGTGTCTCTTTAAAGCTCCTACTGGATCACCGGAAATCATAATGCCGGTGGGTATCTTTTGTGGCTCTGGACATGCCTTGTCTAGCGTTTCAATAGGAGAGCCTGACCCTGTAGTTGGAGGATTAGATATCTTAACAAGCGCGGTCGGGACACTGTTCTTTATAAAAATCTTGTCTGATTCTACGTCTGCTTTTAGAAAAACGCCGGAAAGACTACTTCCTGACCATTCTACGTACTCTCCACCAGTCAGTCTAAGGCTTGCACCTGATCCAGTTGGCTTTATGTATTTTACAAAACATGATATTTTGTTTGACTCATCTGTAAACACATCCATTCCTGTACTAGGGTGAGCAAGCCCTAATATGTTTGTTGCCCCTGAAGCCGGATAAGCTCCATCGGAAGTAGGGACATCAGAGTATTGCATTGTATCAGAGTCTACGTCATATCCACTACAGACTAGAGGGAGCTGTACTAAGAATTGTTTTCCGTAGTATTCATCTGCAAAGTTTCTAACAAAATCCAAAACAGCTTCGGCATCTTTGTGTTTTTTGTTCTTACCCATACCCATCATGACATCATCATGGGCCTCTCCTACATTGTCAGCTATCTTCACTTCGGCTGCTGGTTGTCCCGGATTAGCCTTTACCGGTTCTGTAGCTCTTGGTAATGTGACTCCTCCTACAGTGCGGTATGATCTTTTTAAAGCCTTAGCTAGGTCTGTACCTGCTTTTGGACTATCTAAATCAATTTTACCACCATTGCCTACTGGAGCATTGAAAGAAAGAGCATAGTTTAAATAAGGTGTAACTCCTCCAATTGCAAATCTAAGCTCATCTTCAGAAACGTCTAGAAACTCTACATTGCTGTCGTCTGCATTTTTTAAAGGGTTTACTAGTCCTCCTTGGACACCTCTAAAATCCATCCTTACTTTGTATCCACTTCCAAAAGTTCCAGAAGCCTCTATAGGAAAACCAAAATAATCGTTACCCCAGTATCTTGCTACATAAGAAGGGTCATTCTCCTGTTGGTACATTGTCTGGACTTTTGCGCCATATAGGAATGTAGCAGTAGGTTCATTTCTAAGCTCTCTACCAACATCTTTAGTTGTCACACCGGAAGTAGTATCGACAAATTGCTCTATCTGACCAAGCGTTGGCTGGACTTTTCTTTGGGCGCATCTTATCTTGATGATTTTTTGACCACCTGCGGTGACTATAAGCTCTATGTAATAGTCACATCCAGCTAAATCTGTAACCTGAGTTATAATATCCATCAAAGATAAAGAGGGGCCTGCAAGCCTAAAGTAAGTAGGCGCAAAAGGTATCTCTGATATATCTACAAAGTAGTTTGCAGTATATCCATTACCTCCAAAATCAGTTATAATTGATGCAGTATATCCATCATATTGCAAAAGGCCAAACTTCCACCTGTCTGGGTCTGAAGCTGCATCATGTCCTTTAAAGACAGCATGACCATATGGGCTGAAATTAGTATTAGCATAACCAGAAAGAAGGCTTGAAATAGATTCCTTCAATCTGTTCCAAGGAATGCCCGCAGAATTTACTGAAGCTCTACCAAATCCTCCAGCTGGAGAACCGAACTGAGCTCCATTTATAAAAATTTGAGGGCAATTTGTATCTAGCCCTTCAAGGTTCCCATAAGCATTAATAAGATTGTAAGTGGTTCCTACTGATCCAGCATAGTCAGAAGTAATGATGGTTAGGTTTTGAAGTATGAACCGAGGGTCGCTTATAACTACACTGTATGTGGGATTTCCGGATTCGCTTTTATTCTCCGTCCAAGATTGGACAACGCCGGCAAACTCAAAATCACCCAGCCTGAAATATACCGGTCCTCCTATATCAGGAGTCTGAAAACCGGGATCTGCGTCTTCCCAAAGAAACTCTTGTCCCGGCAATGGGTAGCGGTATTTGGTACCAGCACAAGGATCTTGTACAAGCTCAACAGTTATGCTCGTCTCTTGTTCATTCCAACCAGCACTGGATGAAAAAGAAGTTACTGAGCAGCCCAGAAACATAGTTTGTTTGAAAGGGCCGACTACAGAAGCGTCTAAATCTGTGCATACTTTAGATGACATTATAATCCTTTACTTTTTTTAACTAACTACAAGGAACATAAATATAACTTATTGACCTAGTATATCTTCCAGCTGTGACATCATAAGTCTCGCTATCTTGCGTTTTAAAGTATGATCCTACGCCGGTTATACTTCTTTCAAAAGCATCTGCAATACCATCGTATGCTGTGTCTACCATACCACTTGCAGCACTACCAGCTCCAGCATTTGTAAATGCCATCCATAGCCCTCCACTTGCAACAGACCCCGATTCATCTACTGCACCTTCTGCTCCAGATGCCATTGGGACAAAAGTAGCCTCTATATTCAAGTCTTGTGTAAAAGCAGTTTTTGTGCCGATGTCCTGAAGTATTGGCCCTGCGGATCTACCGAGTACACTTACAGCTGCATGAACTGGAATTTGTCTTGCTTTGCTGAGATTTACTGACTCTGATAGTGCTCCCGCAACTAACTTGTCTGGTCTATTATCATATGTAAAGCTATAAGAAGCTGTTCCCTCTGCTATATTATAGCTTAAAGTGGTGGTAATTGGATCTCTTTTTAAGGGTAAAATACTTTTTAAATGAATTCCTGTGCTAATACCTCCTCCAGAATAAAGAGTCACAGCTCTATTATAGAATAACTCATTCTTAGAAGCAGAAACCATGTAACCAGATAGGTTATCAAAGGCTGTCGTTCCAGAATAATAAGGCTGTGGTACGTCTGAGCCTGTGCTCATCTGAAGCATACCACTAGCATCTACTCCTCCCTGACCACTAGCCTGTTGTGAGTATGATGTCCATCCCTGCAAGTTTCCTTGAACCGTTATGGTTCCTAAGCCATTTGCAAGTTCTGAAGCGGCATCAACACTAAAACTATCATAAACTGCGAAATTTCCGGGCCTTCCTGATGCTGAAACATTTTCAACTCCCGGACCTCCAGTTGGTATTGCAATGATAGTATCTGTTGCGGAAGCTGTTCCTTCTGAAGCGTTAGTATTTACAACTCTGTTAGTAACATAGAACAGACTATTATCAGCATCTATACTATAAAAGCCTTTAGTGGCTATCGGAGGAGGTGCTGCTACAGCTCCGACACTGGTCACATAGCCTAACGCATTAGCGAGTGCACTGTTTTGATAAGGGTCGCAAGTACCACCACTACTAGGAGCTTTGATTCCCTTAGCTGAAGCATTTCTTGTTATAGTTACAATAGGAGCAGACCGCTCTGAACCATACGAATAAGCTGCATTTGTCTCTTCTTGAGTAAACTCGGTGCTAGCACTCTCAAGACCTTGAACACCAAGAGGAAAGTCTATTCCATCTGATACGGAAGTATGAGCAAAGATAAGCTCGGCATTGTATTTTAGAAAAGTAGTAAAATTATTATCACTGTCTATACTGAATGACTCTACCAACGGTTTTCCGCATACTACCGTTCCACTACATCCCGGAGTTCCACTTAATGTTATCTCAAACTCTTGATAGTCCATCTGGAAGCCACTGACAAGCCTATCTTTTTCGTTAAATAGCTGCAGAGTTCCAGAGCCGCCAATATCAGTAGCTAATACGGTTCCATCTAGAGTATATCTATGCAATGTACCAAGAACATTGTTTTTAGCACCATCTTTAAATGTCTCTAGTGAATAATTGATGAGTGGAGCTGGCTTCAGCTCTAAATCTCCATATTTAACTAGTATGCCTGTCATTGCCATTTTTTGTTATCCTTTATCTATGTTGACATCTGACTCTTAACAGCACGCAAGAGATCTTCTTTAACAGTAGGAAGCATCGCCTGCATTTCCTCAACAGCCATTATTTTTACTGCCTTCTCTATTAAACTATTAGCATTTGAGGCATTAAGATCTACTTGTAGATTTCCAAATGTGCTTCTTAACTCAATATTCTGTAATTTACTTATGTTCTCACTAGCTTGTGCCAATTTGTCTGCAGCAGGAACGAACGCGTCTGCAGAAGTTTGAAGTTCTCTTCCAAGCATCGCTCCGGCATCAATAGGTGCTTGACCAAAGTTTTCTATATCACGTTGTGTTGGAGCAAATTCTTGCAACCTACGAATAGGATCTTCCGCACGCTGTTGATTAGGTAGTCTAAGCGGTTGAGCAATGTTTCCGGGGAATGTGCCTTGCCTACCAAATCCTGCAGGCATCCCTGAGTCAGGATCTCTAAGTCCTCCTAGTTCAACTGACGCCAGCGCATTTCTGACCTGCTTCACTTCTTCTGCTGTTGCCTGAACGTTTCCTCCGGGGAATGTGCCTTGCCTACCAAATCCTGCAGGCATACCTGAATCAGGATCTCTAAGCCCTCCTAGTGGCTGTGGGACAGACGTGCGGTCGACTTGGAGTGCTTGCTGGTTCTGCAATTTGAGAGCTGCTCCGGTAGTTTCCCGTCGAGCCTTAATCTCCTGCAGAATTTCTTCTCTGGTTCTGCTAGGAGCGATATCTTTCACACCCTTGTCGAGTACTACTCCCGTTCCCTTATCTTCCAGAAGCTTCTTAGCCTTATCTTCTTCTCCAAGGACTCTAGATTTATTTCTAAGATTAGCTTTTTGCTTATCAGTTAATACGGACTCTCCCTTCTGGGTTCTCTGCAATGACTTAAGAGCCATCTCAGTGCTGACTCCTCCAACGCCAGCGTCAGTCAGCTCTTTCATTCTCTCTTGTAACTTGGCTTGTAATTCTGGTCCAAGTATATCTTCAAGAGCCTTTTTGTTGGCATCATTTAAGTTAGTTATATTCCCGGCTAGATCAGTTTTAAGCAGATCTTCGCCTTCAGCATTTTTTCTGCCCTCAAATTGGGCCTTAAGATTTTTAAGGAATTGATTAGCTTCTCCAAATCTATCAGAATCGGTACCTGTGACTTCTTGTAATGCCTGTTCCCTGAATCTTCTCAGCTCATCCCCGGCAAACTGCAATGCTACGCTAGCATTAATTAGCTCATCATTATATCTTGCTTGCATGTCAGTGACCTTCTTTTGAGCCGCTTCAAGATTTGAGTCAACAGCTGCCTTCTGTTCTCCAGCTATCTGTCGAGCTTTTTCTCTCTCGGCCTCTATGTCACTGTCATCAAATGCTCTGCCAAGACCATCTCTTGACTTTATAAATTCTTGTTGCTCATCCCCAAATCCTCCTAACGCAAGACCAAATGTATCGCTTTGTAGTATAGCTCTACCCGCTTGATCATTTAACTTTTCTACCTGCTCAGGAGTTTGGAGCCCAAGCCCCTCAAGTACTCCCTGACCTTCCTTGCTCTTAAGTAAAGCAGCTTCATCAAAACTAAGTGCTTCACCTTTCTGGGCTTTCTCTAGCGCTCTTGCTGGTGCAGCTAACCTCTCTTGTAGTTCTCTCACTTTAAGAACATCACCTGACGCCATTGCTTCTCTGAGCTCCTGCGTGATACTATCAAACGTCTGCTCAGCAGTTTGCTTAGATTTTTCTAACTTCTCTATGTTGGATTGAATAGCTGCGAGTCTAGTTGTATCATCTGCTAATGTCTCAAGAGCTTGTTGTGTTCCTTTCTCAGCTGCAGTAACCTCAGCAAGTTGTTTTACTAACTCATCTTGACCCTCAAGTGAAAGTGATGCTGCTTCTTCTGCAGTAACATCAGCACCTATCCCAAGCTGTTGACGTATATTTTGACCTCTCTGAGCGAGAGCATCTCTTCTTGCTGAAAGTCCTGCCACATCAAATGCTCCTGCAGCGGCTACTCCAGCAACATTGCCTCCTTGTTGGATGTTTATCCTGTTAGCGAGCTGTTCATTAGCGACATCAAGTGCGTTTCTTCCTTCATTCGCTCCAGTCACGTCAGCAAGGCGTTCGTCAATCGCGAGCTTTTTATTCGCAGCTTCTTTTTGTTTGTTAATTAAGTTTATCTGTATTTGAGCAGCTTGAATAACAGCCTTTTCCATTGTGTTCAAAGAATCAGTGAACTTAGCAGCAGCATCAACAGTCTTCTCAGCCAACTCATTAAGAGCCTTATTCACTTCTCCGTCTTCACTTAAAAGATTCCCAAGCTTGATAGGGCCAGTTCCCCCTCCTTGACGACTAGCAAAATCTGATTTAATTGCTTTTTCTATATTTTTCTGAACTACTTCTGGTAGATCTGAGAATCCATCCAAGTTGTCTCTGACTGCTGCTATTACAGCTTCAGGAGTTTCAAATACGGCACTTTCTCCTCCTATACTTTCAAGAGCACCTTTCAGTGCAAAAGGAAGATCTCTAGTGGACTCTATAGTGGCTTGGAGTCCTGCAAATGCAGCTTCATTAGGTCCTCCTGCTCCGCCTCCAGCAGAAGCGGTTATTCTTTCAAACGCCTTCTCTATTTCTTCTGGAGTAGATGCGTCAATATTTTCGAAAGGATTGATTCTTTCTGGAGTTAATAATTTGGCATCAGAACTAAACGCAGCCTCAAAACCCTGTTCAAATTCTGATACAAATGCTGAGAACTTATCTGCTGCGCCAGACGATATATTCACAAACTTATCTAAACCTGCAGCAAGAGCGTCTATTGAGTTCCTCATTTCTCTTAGAAGCTTAGATGCCTTTGCAGCAGCGCTAGCAGTGGCTTGTTGTTCTGCTATTTGATCTTTTTGTTTTTGTATTACAGTAGTAATAGCACCAACAGTCTCTTTGTTGGTTATACCATACTGCTTTAACTTAGCAATAATGTCTTCTGTGGATGCTGAGGCAAAATCAAATCCAGACCCTCTAAGTTTTACGAATGCAGTTTTTAGTTCTTTTCCTCCCTCATCACCGAGTATTTCTGCTTCATCTCTTACAGCGCCAATCAAATTTGCATTTAGTAGGGTATTTATAAACTCTTTGTATTCTGAAGCAATCGGACCGAGTGCTCCTGCACTAGCATCGACAGCTGCTAGTAGTTGGTTAAATCCGTTTATAGCACCTTCTGGAACTTTGAAGTTTAAGAATGCTTCTGCTCCGTCTATGTCTGCGGCTTGATTAGCTAAGTCTGTTGCTAGCTTACTAAAACCCTGAGCTAACTTGTCTAAAAACTCGGGAGTTATCTGAGACGCAGCCCTATCAAATGCCTTTGAGCCAGCTTCTAGTGCCGCACTCTCTGCACCCAAGGCCATTACAAATCCTGTTATTGCACCACCAATTGCGCCAACAACTGCACCTACTGCAGTTCCTATGACAGGAATAACACTTCCGACTACTGCGCCTAACGCAGCTCCTGCAGCTGCCCCACCAGCAGTACCTACAGCTACCGTGCCTCCTGTACCAAAGCTATCCTTCATGGTTCCTAGGTTTCCGCTAACGCTGAATGCTTGGTCTGCTTCAACGGATTTTCTAGATGCTATTGCAGCTCTGTCGAACCCCTTTATTACTGCTGTAGTTTCTTTGTTTAGCTTTTTAAGGTTATCTGGAGTGGTTTCACTTGCCTTTATGAACTCATCAAGAGCTTCGGTGGCAGATCTCACCCCTTTCTGCAAATCTAATATAGCATTAAACTCTATCTGTTTTGCTGCTCCTGTAATAAGAGCTTTTGCCCCTGAAAATAATCCTCCTACTATCCCTCCAATAGCTGCACCTACAGGACCGAATACAGCTCCTGCTGCCGCTCCTGTTGCTGCGCCCTTAAGTGCTCCTCCGATTCCTTCAATTGCACCAGCTGCCTCACCAGACATTCCTCTTCTTCCAGATACTCCGGGAATGATTTCTTCTTTAGCTCCCGCAAATGCATCTGTGACACCATCAACCAAAGGGCCAGCTATAGCGCCAACAACTGCTCCGGCTATGCCTCCAGCAGCTAGTTTACCTCCTAAATTCGCAAGCTGAGGAACGGCTTTTGAAAACTTGCTTACAACTCCACCAAACTTTTTAGTTATTCCTCCCCCAAGTCCTTTTCCGGGGATTTTTTTGCCAAGTCCTTTTCCAGTATCAAGTATATTTCCAAACCCTTCTTTAAGGCCTTTCATAAACTCTGATTTTGCAGAGGCGAAGTTAGCAGCTGTCTCTGCAACTTCAGATGCTGTGTTAGCAACATTGGCTGTTGTTTCAGCGGCTTCGCTTGTAGTATTAGCTGTTGTAGTTGTTGTATTAATAGCTATCGCAGAAGAGTTTGCTGCAGTAGCTTGTGCTGCGTTCTGCATCGCGATTCCAACAGGCCCAACTGCAGCACTAGTCTGAGATAAGGCTTGTGTAGTCGTTCCTAACATTCCCTTTATTGATGAGAATGCTGCAGGAAGCTCTTTTAGTGCAGGTCCAATTACAGCGACTTGAGTTGCCAAGTTTAGGATATCTACAGCATCTACACCATCTTTGAACCCATGTAAAGAAGCCACAACACCTTGGACGCCAAAACTAAGCGTCATCATAGCTTGAAGAACATTGCTTTGACCTGCAGCAAGATTCGCCGTACTCTCTGCAGCTTTGTCTGTTTCTTTGTTGAATTTATTGAAGACAGTGGCAAGGTTCTGGTTACCTCCACCTCCTGATGGCCCATTCCCGTAGAAGCTTCTACCTCTTTTAACAACACCGCCCTGATTGTACCTGTTAATCTTGTTAAGATTTCCATATCCAAACGACTCAGCAGCACCTCTGTTGATAACGTATTCGCCCGGAGTCAGCATAGCAGGGACTGTATCTGAGCCTTTGGCTGCTCCTCCTTTAGCAAATGTTTGGAAGCCTAGTACACTTATAGCCTTACCATATGAACTTGCTAGGTTAGCTATATTGTCATCATTTTTCAGTTCTAAAGGAAATTGAGGAGTATTGAAAAGGCGGTTAATGTTATCGCTTATTGGATTTGGAACATCAAATCTTCCGGGGCCTTGACTGCCTTGGTTAATTAGATCTTGAGTAAGATCTCTAATGAATGACTCAAACAAAAATCCTTCGAAGCTCCCGATTGCTCCTTCATTCGCAGATAACAACTGCGCTATCTGGGCAGGAGAATCTGCAGCCAGAGCTTGATCTTGTGGTAGAATTTTATTGACTGAGTCTCTAACTATCTGCGGGACTTGATTAAGTATACCTGAAGTAAAAATAGATCGGGCATCGGCGTTTAAAGGTGAAACGTTTCCTCCGCTAGCTGTAACTGTGGCCCCAAATGGCACTACTCTACCAACTTGTGCCTGTTGTAACTGACCAGCAATTGTTTGCAGTCTTTGCTTGCCAGCTGCGCCTCGGAACACATTTTTGTTATCTCCCTTTCCTTTTAGGAGGGTAGAGCTAACGGTAAGATTTTTTCCATCAACATTCAGCTTTATACCTGCAGACTTAGTTCCGTCAGCAATCTTTTTAACTAAACTGTCGGTTACTGAAGATTGTGTTCCTAACTCCAAGTTTCCAGCTGCAGCTTGATCGAATAAAGCTTTTTCTTCAGCACTAAGACCATCTGCAAAAGGTTGTTTTCCTCCACCGGCAGCTAGATAAGCATCCTCAACTGCCTTGGCGTCTTTAGCGTTTTTACTTCTAATATCAGAAAGCTTAATCTTAGTAGATCCAAGAGAACGGTCGGCACCTCCTCTTATCGTGCCAACACCAAAGCGACTATTAATATCCGCTATGACCTTACCACCTCTATTGTAACCGTTAATGTCTGCTAGGTTACCGGCCCCAAAATGGTTAACGGCTGACTTCCTAACAACATATTCTCCCGGAGTTAGCATGGCTGGAACGGTATCTCTGTTTCCAGTACCGGGAACTAGGCCGCCTGATGCAAACCCTCTTCTTCTCTGCAGTCCTCCTCCTAGTTGGAGAGGCATACTTCTTATTGTATTATTGAGAGTTGCTATACTTGTTTGTAAAGCATTTACAGCACTAGTGAGATTAGTAAGTCCTGTTGTATTATTCGTAAGGGCTGTTATATTGTTATTAATAACTGTAGTTTGATTCTGAACAGCTGCTGTATTAGCTTGGCTTCCTTGTCCTGTTAAGCCTCCTCCTAAAGCTGCTCCAGCACCGGATATGCCTCCGCCTTTTTTGAAAGATCCAAAAAATCCACTAGCGAAACCACCTATGCTCTGAGATATTTTTAGGCCAGCAAGAGTAGTTAGAGTAGGAAGTAATGGAGTGAGAGACTCGGCAAGACTAAGAAATGCGTTAGCTAAACCCAAAGCAGTCTTAGCAAAAACTTGGAAAGTTGAAGAATCTGCTATGGTTTGAATAAGTGCTTGAAATCTAGATTGCAGTTGTTCAAACTGTTTGGCTAATGGTATAACACCTAAAGCAACGTCTGCACCCAGACCTTCTACAGCACCTTTTTGTGCCTCAAGAAAAGCTTGTTCTGCCTTTCTAAACTCCCTAATTGCAGGTATTAATTTACCTACTTGACGAATACCACCTAGTTCCTCGGTAATCTTTGCAAGTGCTAACGCGTCCCCACTGGCAATAACAGTGTCGAGCTCTTTAGATAGAATTCTAAATGATTCAAATAGGCCTACAAAATTACCTTGAGCATCTTTAAGGTTAATTCCTAACTCTTGTAAGAAGTCAATTGTTTGTGGTCTTTGGATACGAGAAAAGATAGTTCTCAAGCCAGTAGCAATTGTTTCAGCAGTTTCACGAGTAGTGGATCTAACAGCAGTGAATATACCCAAAAACTGATTTAATGCTTCTTGTGGCTCAGCAAACTGTCCAGCCGCTATAGCAAAAACACCACCGGCACGTCTAATGGCAGCGATCAAGTCTTCAGACTCAACAGCGAACTTCTTAGATACTCTATTGATAGATCCTAATACTGCTTCGGACTGACCAGCGGAAATCTGGAATTGGTTCAAGGCAGCGATAAGACCTTCTGCCGTCTGCTCCATTGTACCGAACGTAGGTGCTAATGATGCCCTAGCAACCGCCTTCATAGATGCTTCCATCTGATTTAAAGACTGCCCTGTTTGAGCAAAGATTCGGCTTATGTTTGCAAGCTCATTTGCCTCTACCCCTAAGCTCTGAGACAATCCAAGTACTGAAGATTTTAATCCTCCTAGCTGCTCTTGAGTCTTGCCTGTAACCTGTTGTAATTTTATAAATTCTCTTTGGAGTTCCAGAGCCTTTGGCACAGCCTCAGATATGGCTTGGGTCATCCTAAAGAATGTTGCTGTTACAATACCGGCAGCTGCGAATCTCTTGAATGTAAGTGCGGTCTCTTGTCCAAGCTGCTGCATAGCTGAAGCTGCTTGCTTTGACTGCTTCCCAACATTGCCTAAGTTGTTACCAAACTTAGTCGCTCCAGCACTTGCTTTATTGGCTGTGTTAGTTACATTAGTTAGCTGATTATTAAGATTACTTACTTGCTGCTGAGCATTTTTAGGAATATTTAGATTGACATTAACTGACACATTACCAAGCTGTTGCCTAATATTATTAGTAACAGTCTTAATATTTTTTGGCCCAGATAAGACCACTTGTGCATTGATATTAAACGCCATATTTATATAACCTTAATAAAAAAATAAGCGGCCACGACACGCAAAGTGCTTGTTATGACCGCTTTTCCATATGTTTAGGAAGATTCTTCTTCAGAAGCCTCCTCTTCTTTCTTTTCCGGTTGGGCTTTTTTAGGTCTTCCGCGACGCTTCTTAGGAGCTGGTTTCTCTTCAGGCTCCTCATCTTCAGTCTCAGGTTTCTTAGTCTCCTCATCAATGAAAGAGGTATCACCCTTGACTTCAACAGGATTTCCAGTGTCATCTAAGAATGGGGAAAAATCAACTGCAAATTTCCCTGTCTTCTCAGATACTTTTCTTCCTTTAGAATCAACAACTTCAAACTCATCATCACTGACCCAATTGATAAAGTTTCCTTCTTCATCAATGTGTCTACCTTCTTGGTCAACAAGTCTTCCGTCACTATCTATAAGTCTATACTTATCATCTACAAACTCATAGCTCTTAAGGAACTTATTCTCTGGGAGAGCCTTATCAAGATTCTCAGATCCAGATATTAAGTAGTAAAACTCAGTAGCCCCTTTAACAGCTGCAGGACTGTCTTGGTTGAGAAGATAGTCTGCTAAGCCTTGAGAATATACTAGTTCGCCTGTATCTTCATACACCAAACACTGTGAAAAAAGATAGTTGAACCTTACCGCGTCTGCTTTCCCTTCGCAAGTATTTGAGTCTAAATCTGACCTACTTGAAAGCATTTCGACCATTTTTTGTCTAGCTTGAGACATTTCCAAAGCTATGTCTTTTGCCTCGTTTAGCTTGATTCCACCCTTACTGAGAGAATATTCACCGTCTATAATCGACTGCCTTAAATTCTGATAAATCTCTTCTCTGTCATCATTCCATAGATGCCTTTTCCTTAATTCTGTGTCAAGCTGGTCTCTTAATAAATCTCCTCTTTGTAAAGCTTCGTTAAAAGCCTTGGCCCTCATAGCGTTTGCTTCTGTTAGTTGCTCTAGATTTGGTTGGACAACAGAGTACTTAACTCCATCTATAGTAAAAGCCCTTTTAGTAGTATCTTCTGACATGTTATTCTCCTAATTTCCTTTATCATTTTTAATAACAAAATTTGTTACATATCTATTCCAAGTTAGTGTATACTGAGAAATCTCGCTTTGTGATGCTCTTAAGTTTGAATTACCCAAGTCCAGTATATATGTTCTGGCCCTTGACCAGACCTCTCTCCAATCTTTTTCATCTTCATTGAGCTGAGAATATGGCTTGCCATGTCCCCATAAAAAACCAAACTCCTCTTCAAAAATAGCTAATGACCCAATAGTAGTTGTGTCAAACTTCTTTTTTAAATTATTTAGAAGCCTAGTTTTAGAAAAGTCACTATAATCTTTATCATTCATTTTATCTCCTATCTCTTTTGACTATCCATAAGTTGTCTCCTTAAATCCATCTGTGTATGCGTCAGGTCTGCTTCATGTATACCCTCCTCTCCTGCTGACTTGACCTCTCTCATTTGGTCTCTTAGTCTCATTCTTTCAGCAAATGCATTCAGCCTAGCTACATCAGTTGCTTCTTCTGGGCTCTCAGCCATTAAGAATAATTCTCCCGCGTCTGACGACGAGCCTTTAGTCTTGCTTTCATGAAGTTGGTCAGCTCTTCTTTTCTTTCTATCCTGCTCAATCTTTTCTTTTTGTTTGGTCATCCATCCATCAAACATATCATCATCATTAAAGACTTCATCTGGAGGGCATTCAGTGCTCTGCCTAGCATTATCGTACATTTTTGAGAAAACTAAACATGTCTTTTGAATGTCATTAAGCATGCCAATTGGTTTGCCGAATAATGATGTTTCACCTAAATTCCAGCATGTGCTCCAAGTGCCTGACCTAACTATTTCTCTTATCTCTGCTTGAGAAATATTACACTCATCATCCCATCTTTCGACACCCTTATCTATAATATTAGTTGGAATAGAATGGAAGTCTGATGCTGTATATAATTTTTCCCCTTGTAAATTATATAGATTGACGCCAACAAAAAACCTTTTTTTAAATTGCATGTTATGGTACTCAATGCTTTGGTCAAATAAAGAGTACTTCTTAAGTCTTGCTTTAGTTAGGGCTTTTCTTATTCCTGATATTTGTGAACGTATTGACTTTTGAGCTCTTTTGTTGTAAAGAGATTCAAACAATCCAACCTTCAACTTCTCTACGTGCTCTTCAGAGTCTTTAAATTTTTGCTCATCTTCAAAAGTCCATATTCCAAGAGAGTTTAAATGTTCCTCTAAGTCGTCCTGATCTAGCAAATCATTAAACCTAAACCTATCATTTAGAGAATGTAAAAAAAAGTTTGCTAAGCAATCGTCTTTTGGCTCGTGAGTTTTCACATTATATATAACATCTTCATGACTGAAGAAAGTTTCTCCAGACAAGATAAATGCTATCTTATCTAATATTTCCTTATCCTTCATTCCAACTTTATTCTATAGACAACTTTGCTGCTTCATAAAGACCATTTGATACGGCAAACAAAGGCTCTTTTGCATGTCGTATCTCAGAAATAGGAACTGGAAAGTCCTCTGATATGAGCTCTTTTAATCTTTCTACAAATCCTTGCATTAGAGATGTGCCTCCGGCAATAATAATTGGCATCTCCATAGTAACATTTGGAAGTTTTTTCTTCGGCGTGTTTGCGTAAAGCTCTTTAAATTGCTGTACTACATACGTTAACAATGCGTCATAGTATATTGAAATCGCCTTCTGTATTCCATTAGTAGAGTCATAAAGGCTGAAATCTGCTTTTTCTTTTATAGAAGTAATTACGTTGTTTGTCTCATCGGTATGCTTTGCTGCATGAGAATCAATCCAATCTCCACCTCTACTTAATGAGAATGCAAACACCGGTATACCCATAAAAGAATAAACAATATTGCACATGCCTGCCCCAAAACTCATACCAATCCCTGTGTATTGCGTCTCCGCAAGTTCAGAGTATACGACAGCCAGACCTTCTGTCATTACATTTATGTTTTTGTACCCGACTTCTTCAAAAACCCCATGAAGTATTTGCTTGTGATATTCAACGTCAAAATCAGCATCAATGGGCTCAGCAGGCACGCAATAGTATAGTACATCATCTTTACCAGTTGGTTTTCCTGCAACTGCCTTTATTAATTCAGCTACCATCAAGTTTGAAACCGGCTCTCTAGGATTGAGTACACCTTGAGACATGGGTCTTAGACACTCTTGGTGAAAAAGACTAGCAAACTTAAAGGCGTCGTCTCCGAGTACGTAAAGCTGGTCGTCAACCTTTACATAGTGTGCTCCTGCATTCTTTAGCATGCTCTCACCAAACTGGTCGGCAGAGCCCTCCAGAAATTTAGACGGGTTCAGCTTGAAGAAAGCATCTCTCACTTTCCTGAATTTCTTTTTACCCTTCTCATGCTCAGCACAAGAAATGAACCCAGTTCCAATATCTACGCCTACAGCTCTTTGGTTTGGAGTATCTTTATCAGCCATTTCTAAAAAATCACACCTTTCTGAGTTAAAAGATTGTATCTGTTTCCCATCATATAACCAGTCTTGCCGCACTGATATATTAGCTGGTTTTTCCTCGGACTTATTAATAGAAGCATCATTTACGGAAGTAGAGTCTTCCGAATTTTTAGAGATATGATGAATAGGCGTTATTTTAGACATAGAATCAGGGTTCACTATTTCCTGTCTATATCCAGACATCCTGTTAGGTCTGTGTGGGGTTATCATCAACTTCCCCTATCCTTCTATCTCCAAAAGAAGTCTCTATTCTAGGCTTCTTATAAGTAAATCCTGTATCTTCTTTACTGCTTTGAGTAGGTTTACTATTTAATATTCTGTCTGTTTTGTCTCTTTCTTTCTTTTTTTGTATTCCTATGTCGGTATACTTAAAGAGAAACTTTAAAGAAAACAACATTACAAATAAAGTCCCTACTACTATATTAGCAGTAAGGATAGCTATTTTGGCTGAATATTCCAGTAAATCCACAAAAAATCCAATATATAAGAAAGTCAGTAAAGTTACTTGCCTAATAGCGCTATAAGGCTATCGCTTCTCACACTGACTAAATAAAGGAGCTACGCATTTGCGTAGCCCCAATATTTTGCTTACTTAAGACTAATTAAAGACAGAATGTCCAACATAAGTCTCTCTATTGCTCCACCAAGTGGCACCTGAACTAGATCCACCATTTGCAGTGACGTCTCCACTGTGTACAACTGTGAAGTCGTTAAAGTTGGTATAAGAGTAAGTAACTGTGGCGTTACCACCACCAGCGTCTCCACCACCATAAGATACAGTAGCAAGCTTATTCTTCTTACCGAGCCACAATCGTAGACCTTCACATGTTGCAATACGAATTTTTCTCTCATTAAGATTACTCTTAGTATTACAGCCAGCAGTGCCGGTACAGTCATCGAGAGCGTTAATCAAGTCACCACTAGCTGTAGTAACTTCAATGTCGCATGTAACTTCGATTGGGAATGTAACCGACTTAGCATAAGGCAGTTTCTTTCCAAGCTCGAATATATCTTCACGGCTAACATCTACAGATGTAGTAATAGAAGAAACGTGAGCAGTCCCAATTTCTCCAGATGCTCCAACTCCCGGAATGTCTGGAGGAAGGATAGTAACGTCAGCTCCAGTAACAGCCGCACCACTTAGTGCAAACTGAATATTTTCACGTCTGTTTACACCACCGTCGCCAATTGGGGAATCGTTGTTGCCAGCAAAACCACCAGCTGCAGCATTGGGAGTGTATCTGACACCACAAGTATTTGCCACAGTATTAGTATTCGTGCCAGATGCCCATACTTTATAGTTACCTACAAGAGTGACATCTTCACTAAAGTTATCATCAAGTGGGAAGTTATATCCCACTGAAGAAACAACAAGACCTGACATTTCTACATATGAGCCAGCACTGCTTGAATTCTGTCCAGCAGATTCATTCGCTTCGTCCCAAATTCCAAGCTGCATAAAACACTTATTACTAGAAGTGTTTCTCTGAGCAAGTGCAGGACCATCTGATTGGTCAGCGGTTGCCATACAGTAAAGTGGGATATACCCATCAAGAACCTTTGAAAGTGTAACTTCAACATCAGGTGTGCCCTCTACATTTTCATATATAGAAATCTGCCCAAGTTCAAACACTTGTTCTAGGTTAAAGTTAGTGGTTATACCTACGGATTGAACACCATGAGCAACATAGCGAGTGCCTGCTTTGCTGCCTGAGTCTTTTCCAAAGGAAACCTGCTGAATAGCATAATAAACTCTATTATTGGCCATTTAACTTCTCCTTAAAATTTATTTAAATAGATACGTATCTTAAAATTATATACACCAAGTTAATCCATAACGACTTCAAAAGTAGCCCTTACAGTTGCTTCATGAAGTCTAGAATTATAGGATTCCATCTCAGATACCGACATATCTGCTATTTTAGCAAGAAGGTATCTATATGATGAATTGTCAACTATGTCATCATAGTTATTAGGATTAGCGACAGCCATTCCCCTATAATCTAAGGGGAAGGCTCCGCTGGAAGCTACAGTGTTACTGTTATATAGCCAGACCTGCTCGTCTTTCTGTAAGGAAATAATATCTAGTAGTTGATTCCTCCACCATCTTGATTCGGCAACAATGTGGAACAAAACATCTTGTCTAACAAATTGTGACGTGTCGCCTAACTGGTAAGGTGAAAATCTCCTCCTAGGAACAGACTCTATTACGATAGCTGGCATCTGGACGCGATGGTTGGATAAAATACCCCATGCTCCTGAACCAGCGACATTATAGCTAGAATCATCAACGCGCAAGGAGTCATACTGAAGCTCATCCCACCAAGGGGCTTGATCTGCTATATACACCTGAACGTTTCTGTAGCTGTATTCTAATTGTACATCTGAGGAAGTGTTTATTGCTGTGTCAAATATAACCCTTCCATTAGGGTAATCATAGTGGTGCCCATAAGTACCATGTCCTGTAGGATAGAGAGTGTCAGACACGTATACTCCTGATATTTGAGTAGCAGAATAATCTGTTCCTCCATCAGAGTAAAGCGTTCCTGTTTCCCAAAGCCAGTCTTTTCTAGCAGACTCCCAAACCTGACCGTCTGTGTAAGAAGGATCTTGAACTGGTCTGAGAGTGCTAAAATCTCCCCCAAACGCTCCAGATGTAGGTTTGTCTATATCTGTCCATCCTCCTATACCTGCAAGGCCCCAATCCATATACCACTTTAGATTAGATTCTACTTCTGTAGTGAAGAGAGTGTCTCCAATATGGGAGACTTTTGAAAATGTTGTATAAGGTTCTCCAGCCATTTTATAATACCTTTACTATCTCTCTTCGTACAAGAACATCTATTTCATCATTTATTGTTTCTAGTGCCCTAGTTGCAAAGTTATTGTTTTCTGTTCCTGCAAACTGCGAAGGAACTCCCCATGAGGCATTCTGTCTCTCTGCCATAATTCCTCCTCCTGCTCTTCCTCTTGACGACTTCTTGAAAAAATAATTAGACACTATTCTCTTGTCTCCCTCAAGTAGAAGCCATCTCAACCACTCTAGCTTGACTCCTTTTTCTGTAACAAATACAGCTTCTGGAACGGAGATAACATCTGAATAGTTATTTCTTCTCATGTTTATAGTTATTCCTCCTAAAGAGCCCATTTTGGCTACATAGGTAACTTCTATAGAATCTGCCCATATATTTATTATTGAAGATATACGAGCTGAACCATCAACTAATCCGAACTGATATCTCAGCTTACCTCCTGCTAATGATTGCACTTCTGGGGCTTCACTAAGCTTAGTTTTGACCATACTCTGAAGAGCCACCTCTATTGACTCAGTTATTGACGAGATTGACGCCTTTAATCTTTTTTTAACTTCTGCGACAAGATAAGACTGGAATTTATTGGTAAAGCCTTTTTCTAGTTCTAGACTTGCAATTATATTATCCTTCATTATTTTATCCTTTTCCAATTGCAGAAAACGAAATTGTCATTTCCAAATCCAACAGGTTGTGGCTCTGACGCTCTTTCAAATCTTGAATCTACATAATTCTTTATAGCTATAGAGGGCTGTAGCTCCTTTGCCCTTAACAGCTTAGGGATGGTTTCTTTCTTTGATACACTTTGTATAAAACCGTCAGGGATATTAACAGGTGTGCTAGCTCCAAGAAAGTCTCTATAATCATAGATAATTCCAAGGTTTATATTCTCTGTTATGATTACTGGTTTCTTACCATTTCCTCCGCATACTGGACATATACCTCCATTTCTGAAAGGAACTGGTCCTCCAGTCAGAAATCTATTTGACGACTTTCTTCCTATGGGATCATAGACACAATTAGAACAATCTTCATACTTTGTCACCCCAAAATGAAGGGTACATTGAACTGTAAGAGCCGCATCTTCTAACAACGAGCCTATAGCATTATCAAATAGGCTCTTCATGTCATTTGTTATAATTCCAGAAAATGAAGGTACTGGCATTTTTATCCCCTAAAAATCTGTCAGGTTAAATCTTCTAACTTCCTGTCCGACTGTGAAGCCTAGAGAAAGTCTTTGATTAGATTGATTTTGTTGTATCTGACAAGCATGACACTGGTCAGCACCCATGTCCCAATAAGAGTTATTTGCATCTCTATCGTAACCATCTATGTCTTTTTCAACACCTCCAGATGTTCCCAAATCATTACCCCTACGAAGCGCTGAAGCCCCACTCTTCAAGTGTAGGTCCTCTGAGCCTTGTATGGTGGACACGAAAAGAGTAAGGGGATCTCTGTTTGCAAGAGAAGTAGAGTGGTCCGCAGTTGTATCGCTAGAAATGCTATACTGTTCATTAGCACCAGAGCGATAGCAACTATCTACATTCGTAACAATGCAATTTCTTACAGTGCCGTCAAATATACCATATGCTTCTGCAGCTGCTGTATTGTCGAATATGTTATGAATCGTACAATTATATATTTGTGAGTTAGAGCTTGCTACATAAAAGGCCTGCATTCTACCGCTAGAACTTCCTCCAGTAGCAGTTTTTCCACAATTGAAGATCATGCAGTTATAGGCTTTTGGAGCTGTTATGTCGGACCCAAATATGAATAAGTTTTTAGAGGCTGATGCTTGTCTAATACTATGTATAAGACATCTTCTTATTATCAACTTTTGAGATCCAGCATCTATAAAATGAACATTAACAGAGGCTGAATTTGACGTGTCTGCGAACTCTATGTCTTCTATTACTACTTTATCTGAGCCATATGTGCCTTGATCATACGTTATCCTATAAACGCCTACCTCATTTGATATCGAACCAGTATATGTGACTTTTACTCCTGAGTCTGGTGTCCCATCATGCTTAGCTGAAGAGTGAGCCCTCAGAGTTATGTCTGTTAGGCCAGCAGCAAAACCAGTGTCATCTATCTCAAAAGATTCATCAAAAGTAGAATCATTGTAGCACTCTCCTACGGCAGAGTCTCCAGAATTGTAAACTGCCCCATTTGATAAATCCGCTTCCCATGCTGTGATGGTACTATAGTCTCTACCTGTTGTTCCTATTGATTTTGTCACTGTTGCCATTATATTATACCTTCTGAAGCTTTATCAAAAGTTAGTATGTCAATATGCTCTCTCTCGTCTAGTTCTTTTCTGCAATCACAAACTATATTAGGATTTCTCAGATCATCTACAGAACTACCAAGTTGACTTGTTAAATCCCAATATGGCACAAACCACTTTCTTTTTGCTAGTATTATTGGAGAATAATCTTCTGGAATTACTTCAGGAGGATCTTGAATAGCAGGCAATGCCCTTGTATGTACAGTGTCTCCAGAAAGCTCAACCCTTGTGAAAGAATCACCATCGTATGTTCTGCCAGAAGTGTTGATACAAGCAAAATGTTTTTTCTCAAGTTCAGTAAACTCCCAGCTAAGATGATTAGATTTTAGATTAGAGCTATCAGTTTCTATATCATCCCAAATACTATCCAAATCTATCTCTTCGATTGACCTTGGTTTTGAATACCATATTTCACTTCCGGCTGAACCAAATACTTTATGGTTTGGGTTTCTTAGCCTTCTTGAAATATATTCATAAGCATCAATTCTTTCTCCATTTGAATTTGGGTCTTTGCTCAAAGTATCTTGTGCATTACTAATTAAGTTTGTTCTGACTACTTCATTCGAATTTACTCTCTCAAACTTGTATAAACTAGTTTTTTCTAAGAACTTCATTAGTAAAGAACCATTTACTCTAAGCCCAGTGACTGGGTCTAAAGCAAAATTTTTAGGATTACATATATTCTCTGCATGAGAGAATTGTATCTGACTATTAGAGAATGCTTGAACGACATCTCCATCCTTGTAGGATATATCTCCCGGATTTGAATTTATCTTTACAATAAGTTCCATTACTAGTCCCCTCTGACTAAACTAACAAAAACGATATCGAAGCAGTTGAACTCGCTGTGATAGCATAGATTTTAGTTGGATCTATAACAGGAATAACAATAGATTCTCCCGCTTGCAAAGGATATCCATCCGTAGTTGCAGCAGATGTGCCTGCTGTTACTCCTTCTGGACCAATGTAAACTGGAACCGTATTTGCAAGAGTAGCTACAATTTGAACACCTCTTTTTGCATAACTAGAAGTAGACGTAATTTTAACTGCTGTAGTTGAAATAGATGTCTTGCTTCCTGTTATAAAATCTGGTACTGCGGCCATAATAAATCTCCTTACATTTAAGCACTATAATAGTTGTAATCGTCAAGTCTGTCCTTGTACTTATCAATGATCGTACCAGTAGTTGGTAGATTTGAAGCCCAAGTCTCAATTGTATAGTTTTCATTGTAGGTTCCAGTGCCTGCTGCTAATGGAGCCCCAACTACAAAAGTGCCCTCTTTATGTGGGGTTCCGGCACCTTTAGGTTGTGATACTATATCTGACATATTATTTCTCCTTAGTGAGAAGGTTACATTCTTGAATCATTTTGTGAATACTTAATTCTTTCCCCAGAATCATCTGTAGGTATAAAATCATTAGATGCAAATGGACTCATAACTGCCCTAATAATCTTAGCTCCTTCATAACTGAAGTTGTACTCATATTTATATGTGTCATAGGCTTTACATGGGCCTTCGTTTAGAAGTATGCCCAATTGTGCACCATAGCCTCCAGTTTGGATTGACGCTGGGCCAAGTCTGGCAGAAACTCCCTGCAATAACGCCGCATTTCTGAATGCTCCTTCATCAGCCATACACGCCGCCTTCAATACCATAAAAGAGATAAAATCTTTTCCATCTTCTTGATCTGTAGGATTAGGGCTTATTGTATATGCTGCAACATCTATTGTATATTCTGTAGAAAAATTTATATCTACAGGTAAAAAGTATGCACTTGTTATTAATAAGTCTTCCAGTCTTTGCGTAGAATAAGTATTGTTGCCATCGCAACCAGCATCGTTAAGCATAGTTCTTAACATTATTAAACTTGTGTTCTGCCAGCTCATATTATCTATCCGTTACAAAAAGTATGCCATCTCCTTCAAGAGTGGCTGAATCTGATGTCCCAACAATTGCCTCTATCTTATATGTGTTACCAGTTGTCCCTCCTGAGACCCAGAATGTTATCATGCTATTCTTATTACTAGTAGGTGAGCTCTCTATTGATGTTGTAGCTATTGTTAAGTCACTAGTTGTCCCATCTATTTTTTCGGAGCTAACGCTAGTAATAGATGTAACAGTCTCAGAAGTTGACAATAAATTGTTAAATTCTATTGAAAACTTTCTTTGTTCTGCAGGTTGTTTGCAGAGTCTTTCATTAGCTATTACGCCCATTTTTATCTCCTATTTAAGTATTCTAACTTAGAATACACCATAAAATAATCTAAGAGGGAACTGTCCAAGTATCTGGCCTTTTAGAAACTTTCATCTGTGTCTTGCATACTGGTATATTCCAACTAGTGGATCTAGCGGGAACAGTCCATGTTTTTACCTTTGAATCCCTTTGGACAACAATAGGGACTACAGTATCTTTAATATCTGATATAGGAAATTCTGATATACTATGAAAACCTAACATTGCCAACCTCCTAAATATCTAAAAACATAAAAAATGCAGGGCCTGCAGTAGATTCCGCTTCTCTCGTTACTTGATGAGCACCAATATCCCAATCTACATCTACACTATCTCTATCGAACTCCGTAATATCTATATTCGCTTCTGATCCCAAATCTGTAGCATTACCAGCCGCATCGGAATCACTTTTTATAAATAAACCGCTTGCTGGATAGCCCGCCTCAAAAGTATTTGCTGCCGTTTTACTAGTCTGTGCATTAGTTCCATATGTGTTCGCTGTTGA